GACATTTTTATTTAATATACGAATATATTTTTTTTTTAAATTAAATTCGTATATTAAATTTGTGTATTATTAAATTTGTGTATTATTAAATTTGTGTATTATTAAATTTGTGTATTATTAAATTTAGTACATAGCAAGCGATGCAGCCCCAGCCTTGTAAAGCGCGGTAGTCTCGCCAACGCAAGTGACATCAAGGAGCTGGTTAGACGACCCCGCCAGAAGCGTTGTTGCAATCGCCGGCAAAGTCTGATTAATTCGGAGTCTAATATTATCAAACCGGTTAAGGGGGACAGACGAGCCGCCGTATGCGCGAGAAGCAAGAGGGAAAACATATGTGTACGATTCTACAATATCGTAATCGCGGGGACCAATAGAGAACGAATTATTATAAAGACCAAGGACCTCAGCGGTCGACGTTGCCAATAACTGCGCGGGGAGGACACCCGAGAACGAGGCAGAATTTAGAAGTAACTCAACTGAGTTTAATGGCGCTGGGGTAGTGATTATAAAGTGAGACGCGTATAGAGAAAAGTGATCTAAGTTAATAGTGGTAGTGGCACCTCTTAATTCCTGCTGAACATTCTGTGTCAACTTAAGGCGCTTAGGGATACCCTCTGGCTGAGCCTTCATCTGCTCGCGCTCCTCGTTACACATAATCATATGCTGACCGTACAACTTAACGTCTAGATCACTTAGAACCGCGTAATCGGCCGAGGTGAAGGTGGAGGCATCTGCCCCCGTAGAAAGGACATTTCCCAAGGTGGCGCCGTTGTGGTCCATCTGTGCTACCGCATCCCATGTAGTAGCAAGATCGGTCTTAGATGCGTAATATATCTTAATCTTTACTGTCTGATGCGGTGCTGCAGCCATTAGATAACCATCTTCGGAGTGGTCCGAGAATTTCTGAAGCTCCGGGGCAAGCGTCTTCGTAAGCATGGGGAGATGTATGTAAGCGGTATACGTACCGGTCTCTTCCATAACACCGGGGTTGTTCTGGGTTTTATACGAAACTGGTATCCCGCCTTCCTTAAGGAAGCCATTAGCCTGGGAGGCCATGGTATTATATTGACCCTCACCTAACTCGGTCCGGCATAAGGCTAGAAGGTCTTTGTTTTCTAGTGTTTGCCATACCTGGGTACCTACCTGGAATTCTACCCGGCTAATTACCTTGGCGAGGAAATAGGGATCTACAAGGCCTTTATTACCGTCAACGTCAACCTTCAAACTGACCTGAACATATAAATCACCTAGACAGTCGATATCGTTATTAATTGTAAACACCTGACTTCCACCAAATGAGGCAGTACCACCGGTACCCGACGATGCGATTTCGATAGTAGACGAACCGTACAGAAGCTGACGTGTCGTGTCGTTCTTATTCCAGAATACAGACATTACCTCTCCGTCGGCCGGATTAATTTTATTGGTAACAGCAAGACCCTGGGTCCCACTTCCGTTATACGAAGCATGAGCAGCTACAGCTCCAGACATTTTTATTTAATATACGAATATATTTTTTTTTTAAATTAAATTCGTATATTAAATTTGTATATTAAATTTGTGTATTATTAAATTTGTGTATTGAATTTCTATATTATTAAATTTAGTACATAGCAAGCGATGCAGCCCCAGCCTTGTAGAGACCCGTGGTCTCGCCAACACCAGTTACGTTAATAGTTCCCTGGTAAGCCTCACCACCCGATGTAATATCGGGGTGATCAAAAGTAAGAAGTAGGCGAATATTGTCGAACCGGTTAAGGGGGATAGACGAACCACCAAACGCTTTAGACGCAAGGGGGAACACGTAGTAACCAATACCGGAATCAAGCATCTCCTTGTCTAGATTAAATTGATTGGCATATAGACCTAGAGTCTTGTTAGTGATACCTCTAAGGAGAGACCCGTCTAACTGGCCCGAGAACGAAGCCGAGTTAAGCTTAAGCTCCGCAAACTTCAAGGTCGGCATCTTGTCGGTGCTAATGCCCGGGAAAGAGGCGGTAATGACAAGATGAGAGCCGTAGATAGAATAATGATCCAAATCTACTGTAATAGCCTGGTCTGGATAAAACTTAGGGGGGACCTGCACATTTACATTCTGTGTCATCTTAAGGCGCTTAGGGATACCGTTATCCATGTTCTTCATCTGCTCGCGCTCCTCGTTACACATAATCATATGCTGAGCATAAAGCTTAGTGGTTAGAGTGGCAGTTGGTGCCCAGGGAACAGGGGGCTGGGTGACGTAGTCGCCATCTGTGTTACTGAAAACCTCCTTAGCATATACATCCGTAGTATTGAAAATATCATTAAAGGCGCTGTAATGTACCTTAATCTTTACGTTCTGATGAGGGGCCGCCGCCATAAGGTATCCATCCTCAGACTGCTGATTGAAATTCTCAAGCTGAGGACCAATAGACTTAGTGAGCATGGGTAGGGGGATAAATGCCTGGTATTTAACACCGGGGGCCCATACAGGCTCGCCCTTAGCCTCGCGCTGACCGTCACTTCTTACGTAGCCAGATGTCTGAAGACCTAGACGATCGTAGGAGCTCTCGGCGATCTCGGTAGCATTGATAGATAGAAGATCATTATACTCGAGGGTTTGCCAAATCTGAGTACCAACCTGGAATTCGATCCTCTTAAGTACATTTGCTAGAGGAAACTTTACCTTTGTTGTAAGGTTGGAATCGGCCCATTTTCCTTTGCTCTGAAGATCCGTCGGGAAGCCGACGCCGCGCGGCCCCTCGGGGACCTCGTCGAACAAACTAGTCCATGGTATCGCAAGCCCCATGTCCGTCGCCTGCGTGCCCGCAGCGCCGCCGGTCGCGGGGAGATGAAGGTAATCCTGTGGAGCTTTCGCATCGCCGGCCAAGCCTACGGCTATCTGCTTGGCTCTAATTAGGTCAAACGCGACCGAGTAAGGAAGCTTTGGACCACCGACTGGTCTCACCCACTTCTGCTGCACCTCGACCGCCGCGTTGTAGGGATCGGTGTAGAAGTAGAGAGTGTTGATCGCGGCGCGGGCCACCATGTCGCCAGCGTTATAAAAGCTAACAAGCTTAATTATCTCATCTTTATCTAAATCGTGATAGGTGAAGGCGGTGTTAAACATGTCGTAAACGGCCCACACACCATCTGTTAACATAAAATAAAGCGAGTTGTTGGTATCCTCAAACGACCCCTTATTCTTGCCTGTGTCCACATTCACCGCCTTGATACTTCCCGTCGTACCAGCAAACCCGCCGCCGCCAAGGTCCTGGGGTGCGAGGTCTCCGACGTAGGTGGTAATAGGCAACTTATCAGTGTAGTTAGAGAGTCTGCCGAAGCCACCTCGCTCCGTGTCTTTAATCATAGTCGACACAACATTGGTTTGAACTGGTTTATTTAATTCTACAACAACGGATAGATACATATCACCTACACAATCCACGTCGTTATTTACAGTAAAGATCTGATTTCCACCCCACGATGCATTCTTACCAGACCCCGAAGTTGGAACTTCCAGGGTAGACGACCCATATAAAAGCTGGCGGGTGGTATCATTGTCGTTCCAGAAAACAGATACTACATCACCCGATGAAGCGTCGCTAATTTTATTGGTAACAGCAAGACCCTGGGTCCCACTTCCGTTATACGAAGCATGAGCAGCTACAGCTCCAGACATTTTTATTTAATATACGAATATATTTTTTTTTTAAATTAAATTCGTATATTAAATTTGTGTATTATTAAATTTATGTATTAAATTTGTGCATCTTATTAATTAAGTAGACTAGATATCCCATCTTTATATTTAATACTAGATAACCCCCTAACTGTTACATTTATATTAATATTATCTGCTAAAATCTGTGCAGAATCTATATCATTTGAATTTTCAAATATCAATTCTAACCTAATAGAATCAAACCTGTCGAACTGCACAGATGAACCCCCGAATGCTTTATTTGCCATGGGAAACACATAATTTCCTCCACTTGGATCTAAATTATTATAATTAATAGTGTATTCATTGTTATATAACCCAAGAGACCTATTTGAAATCCCTCTCATAAATCCCCCATCTAAAATAGAGAATGGTTTTGCATTTAAAAATAACTGCGCAGTTTTTAGGTATAACGTGTCATTAGGGTTTGTGTATTGTAAATTAATTATAAGATGTGACGCGTAAATAGATACAGAATCTAAATCTATATTAATTGGTTTTTTAGAAGATACATTTAAGAAACTATTATTGACATTCTTTGATATATTTATTTTTTTTGTTATACCACCTATTGTAGTTTTTAACAACTTAAGTTCGTCTTTATGTAAAATTATTTTTTGTCCATACATCTTAATATCAAAGGTTATGCCTGGGGTCCAAGGTTCGAGTACATTGGTTACATATAACCCATTCCCAGAAGATTTCCCAATAGTTTCATATCTAGCCCCATCTGTTATTAAAGAACTAGAATTTGCCCCAGTTTCTAGAAGGTTTGTAACATGGGGAGTAGAATAAACGGGGGCGGTGTATCCTTGCATAGCGGATACGTTATTTATATCCCATACATTCTCTAGATCATTATAATAAACTTTAACTTTAAAATTGGAACTGTCTGTCAACCCTGCTAAAAATCCGCACTCTGTTTGTTGAGTAAAATTATTAAAACCGGACTTAACTCCACTTGTAAACCCTGGGATAGGAATAGATAAAGTGTATTTTTTACCTGGAATCCACCTTCCATTATTTTTGGCCTGCCGAGTTCCATCGCTGCGTAGTCTTCCAGATGAATTTGACCCAATAAGATTATAAGAACTTTCTGACATTTCAGTTGAATATAAAGCTAAAAGATCTGCCTGTTCTATAGTTTGCCAAACTTTTTCATCAACTAGAATTTCTACTTTTTTAATAACACCTAGTATTGGAAATTTGACTTTTGATTTTAAATCAGAATCCGCCCATTCCGGCCTCTGATAATCCCCCCGGAACGGTGGATATATAGCATTGCCTGGTACAGATGCAAATTGTTTATCCCATCTAATAGGCTTCCCTATTTCGGGTAAGTTAATAAAATCTGTTATGTCATGATTTATTCTCACCTGGGCATCATTTACAATCTTATAACCGTCTGCGAATTCCATTGTTCTGGCGCCATCGGGTTTCCGGGGAGTCGGATATGTAGGGTTGTGAGTATATTTCCCCACTGTAAACATATAAGATCTACCAACTTCTTCGTCTGTTTCGCGTGTATGAGAACGAAGAGATTTGTCAGCCATTAATACAGATGATACTGGATCTCCGTCTTCGATTTTTGCAGTTCCCCCATCCTCGTGTATAGAATACGCGGCTGTCATGCCACCACCTGGGTACCAATCAATTTGTTCTTGAAGTTTGCCAATTGTAGACATTAAAGGCGCCCCAGCCAATATATTATTTCCCTCCCCGTCCATCGACACAGAAATTCCCAGTCCGTCGGCGGTTCCTTTGTATGTCCCATACTTTCCATAAGTTCCCGGCCACGACTTTTTATCAGTCTTATTTCTTTCCCCGCTACTCGAATCCATTTCTAATACCCTTTCCCAACTTCCATTTATTTCTTCATATAACAATACAACTCCCTCCGCAGATCTCTGCCTTTTTGACCTCATCCCAATGGACGCGTTACTACCATGTTCAGACCACCCAAGTAGGGCCCCAACTTCCGTGTCGTAAAAAGCTCCGCCGCGCGCCTTGACATATTTAGTATTCAGGTCCAATCCGTACATTAAATCCCTAATCTTGTACATGCCTGTAACTAATATCTTCCTCATGAAGTCTATGCGACCAAAAACAGTAGCAGCTTCAGACAACTGGGGGGTCAGGACCCCTACGTGAGGTGGGTTGCGCGGGATTAGCATGTTTTGCCGATCCCTTGTCCTATTTTTATAAATAGGATGTTTTTCATAAATTCCATATGGGCAACCAATTGCTAATTTTGTACCGTCTCTATCAAAGGCCAAAGAAGTGCCCATATAAGAATTTGGCTCTCCGTGTATTTCCATTATAGTTGAAACCACGCCTGAGGCAGATTGTGGAGGCTCATCACTGAGCTGTTCATAAATACCAACATTTGATATCCCAGTGTCTTCCCTTATTTTACCGACTGCAAATCGTGTACCGTCATAATTAATCGCGACTGAATAACCATCTCCAGTCACGGACAAGTTCACATGTCCCACAAATTTTGTCCATTGATGTGGCACCAGCTGCCCGTTGGCATCGAGCTGCCCGTTTTGCGGATTCAATCTATAAACAAAGTAACTTGAGACCAGCTGATCTGGGTACTGGGGGTTGGGCGCGTGATGATTGCCAACTATATATGAATTCCCATCTCCGCTAAGTTTCATACTTGTTCCGCGCGAAAATTGGAAACCTGGGCGAATCATATAACCATTGCTCGGGGTGTAAGAAAAGGAAGTGCCGAAGTTGGCACCCAACGAACTGTACCAGTCTTGGACGGGTAACTCTTCTCTCCCATAAGCACTTTCCAGATCCTGTTGTTCGAATCTTGGATGATTAATTACAATAATTTCATCGGGGATAGAAGAATCTTCTTGCCACCCATTGGTCGTATCCCAGTCGTAAATTTTTACACAATGTTCGTTCAAGGAAACGGGATCATATGGGCTTGTAGTTGAGGCGGCGATGGAGTGTGTCAGTGCTATCCTGTTTCCATCTTCGGACAATGATAAACAGGAACCAAATTCAGAACCAATTGTATAATACTCAGGAAGATCACCGTCGTCTACATGTGTACGAATCCCGGTTACATTAGGAATAATAGTCTGCGCGGCGCCATATTGAACCTCGCTTACCTTTGTCCATGTTTTTGTATCAACGTTATGATCATATGTTGTAAATGAGTTATTATCTCCACCGGCATCTCCAATAACTATACGATTTCCATTACCGCTTAAATCAACGTGTTGAGTGTATCCATTAGATACATTCCATACGTGTCCTTTAGGTCTCGCATTCAATTTAGAACTAGGAGCTCTAAAAATCCTGCTTAAAACCCATTTGTCATTTTCTTTTTTATAAACCCTAACCAAACCAGGTCTTCTAACTCTATACCGTTGTACCCCCGCCACCGTCGACTCCCCCTCACTATCATCTCCGTACATTCTACCCTGAGACACAGCATATGTATTTCCGTCTGCACTAATTGCAGTGCAATATCCATTAAAATCTGATTGATAGAATACTAAATTATCAGGTCTTTTAGGAGGATCCTCAACCGCTTCTATTTTTTGGAGATAAGATATTTCTGTTTCATCTGCAGCAGGGCCACCTGTGATATATTCAGGAACACCCCTAGACGGAGTAAGAGGATAAACACTTGAGTTCTTATTATTATAATGATTAACAAGATTAATAATGTCTGTTTTAGAAAGATAAGAAACAAATAAATCGCTCGCTAATACATCAGTGGACTTGTACAAGCAATATGTCCCATCTGATTTTAAATCAATATACTCGGTTCCTATTTTTTTTATCTCCTCAGACTCCGTATGAGTTAAATACTTAGGTAAATAAGAATATGTATATGGGTTTAGTGTTGGGTGGTCTATAGAAGGAATTAAACTAGGTGATATGATATTATCATGACCCATCTTATTACGTATTGTATTCAAGCCTGGTGGTATAGTAATAAGCTCTACCGCAACAGCCAGCAAGGTCGCCTGGATGGAAGACGTCGTGAAATCAATATCAAAGCCGCATTTAATAAGAGCACCCTCTGTATTATCATTTTGAGACCCAAAGTAACTCGCCCCGGCAAAAGTAATGGTTCCTGTATATTCTTCTTCGCCGATATAAACGCTATATAACCTCATAAGTTTTGTGAAGGATTCTGCCCATGAATGCCCTTTACTTAAAATTTCGTTTATTTTGTATATGTTATTGGGTACTTCTATTGTTAACCGTCCGAACCTCGTGGTTCGGGTAGGGTCAGTTGTTGGAACCTTTGCGAACTCGCCGAGGATGGGTAGGTCCCAGAGTTTGCCCTGGTTGGTTCGCCATGGAGCAGTCAATACTGTGGTTTGGCCATGACTATCTTCGGGCGAAGAATTTAAATCGTTACCCGAGATATCAAACATGACATCATTTTCACCAAGTGAATAATCATTATTTACACCCCCTCCTATAAAATTCCCCACTCCCCGATTAGGTTGTCCATAAGGTCTATTACGAGACATTAAATTATTCAATATAGCATCTCCGTTCCCGGTATGAGTGTTTATAGTCCAAATAACTCTAGATTTCTGTGGGCCAGGGACCTGGGAAGTAGCGTAATTAACAGATGTCTGTATTTGTGTAAGTATTGATCTAGTAGATGTTATATATGCTTCCATTTCCTGTGCCGTTATTTTTCTCCCATTTATTGTATGTGGTTTCCAAAAGTCTATTCTAATTCTCTGCTGTGAAGTGTTTGTGGGAATGCGCGTCGTGCCGTCCATGTTGTCTTCAATGCTGGCTGTAACTAAACCACCCCCTGGCTTTTTTTCAAACTCTTCGCCGAATACGGAAAATAGTTGCCCCGCCATCAATGTATGTCTCCAAGTATTATTACCGTCATATAATCTCATTCTGGACCCGTTTACATCAGGAGTGGGAGTGGGTCCATTTACGCCTTCTAGAATGAAATCCTCCACTTCGCCTTCTCCTTGAAGTGGAGGAGTAGGGACATTATGTATTACATTTCCCGGCCAATTTTTATAAGGGGGTGCCATTGCATATTGTGACATGTAGAGTTTTATTGCTTCAGCATATTCTCTTACATATGTTGAATTATTTATATCCCCAGTAACCAGCGAATATGGATCGGGAGAAACAAGTAAATAAGCAAAGGATCCGTCATCCTTAAGCGGTTCAGGGAGTACAGCTTCGTCGTTAAAACTTAAATAAGATTCTGGTGTCCAAATATTAGTTGCAACCGCCGGGCGCTGATCTCCATATGGGGCGGCATTATTGGTCCAGAGTTGAAGGTTTTGGGTATTTGTGACCTGGTCCCAAAACGCATCCCTCATGTAGCCGGAAAAATATAATATATGGTCCCAATTCCTATTAGGGGTATTAACCGCGGCGGCGGTTATAATTCCAGACCATGTCCCCAAACTTTCTTCGGATGCTATAATAGTCATGGTATTATATAATTCCGTGCAATAAGAGTTTAAATTGAGATTAAGGTCTGCAATATCCACTGTATGGGGAAATGTAGCGCCCAAAAATGCCTGCGAATCATCAGTCAAATCATCAGAGAATCCTCCTGCAATGTTAATATTCAATCCCGCCAAGTTTTCATCATTAAAAAGTGAACTAGCTGTAAAACTGTTTTGGTCTGAACGCTCTGGGTGTGTGAATTCATCGTTAAACTTATTTCTCATCCCAGTGTGATAATAACTATCTGTTACATTAAATGATCTAACCCTATCAACAGGTTTATTAATCCTAGAATTCGTGTTATAACAATCAGATGCTGTTCTACCCTGATCCTGTATAAGAAATTCTCCCAATCCTATGTTTTTATTTCTCTGAAAAATTACCTCTTGGGTGTCAGAAGGGTCTAAATATGTTTCCGAGCAATCGAAATCATTGACCTTAAATAAATCAGTGTCTTTTTTAAGGACATCTTCTATATCCTCCCAGGCTTGGGCTCTAGGGGCCGAATCTGGTCCTACGCCCCAGGGAGAAGAAGAAGGGTCATTATAAGAAAGAGTTACCGCTTCACTTGGAAGCCCATAATTATCGACCCCGTCCATTCCATGATCGCTATATATATACCCAGAACCTAGATCATTTGCGTCTGTCTTTAGATGTAACCATCCATTAGGAGTTCCGATGTATCCAGCTTTAGGTAATGTATCCCCGGGGGCAACTCCTCGAATTTGCCAACCTTTCGGTTCGATTTTACTTGAATCATCTATTGCATCTCTAGAAGAAGGTTTTTGTAACAGTGTAGTAATTGTCTTTGGGTTTAGTTCAGTGTCAAGAGGACTATCCGGAACGTTTAAATTTAGAGTTATTGATAAATAAAGATCTCCTATGCAGTCCGTTTCTGGATCTATAGAAAAAGTCTGATGTCCGCCCCACGTACCACCCTTAGAAGTGCTTGATGTTAAAAGTTCAGATAAAACCGACCCGTGTATTATTTGTTTAGTCGTGTCGTTATCATTCCAGAATACAGACCTTGTGTTTGTATCTAATTTATCAGTTACCAATAGAGACTGTGTTCCATCGCCAGTGTAAGTTTCTAGCGCAGCATGATAACCCGCAGAATCTGTAGTCATTATACAATTTAATCTATATTTTAATTACAATTAAAATAACGAAATAGATGATATTCCATTGTTGTAATATAGATTTGTTTCGCCTCTACACACTATGTTTACTTTAGATAATTCGGGTACAATTATACCTTCATCAGGTATCCCTCCATCGGTTGTAAAAAACAATTTTAGATTTATATCATCAAACCTATTAAGGGCTATAGAAGATCCCCCGAAGGCTTTAGAGCCTAATGGGAATGTATAATACATTGTATCTAATTCTTCTTTATCTAATGTGAAATTATTTGAATATAATCCCAAAGATTTAGCCCCAGCTAATAACCTATTTGAATTTACTCTACCAGAATGAGTCGTCCCGTTTAACACTATTTCAGCCGACTCTAGATAGGGAATATTTTTTGTTATTCCCGGAAATTTTATTGTTATTATTATGTGAGAACTATATATAGAAAAAGTGTCTAATTTAATATCTACATATGTATTTCTATGAATAACCTCTGGAAAAGTGTCAAATATTACGTTCTGAGAGTTTTTAAGCTTCTTATATATTCTATCTTTTTTGGTTTTTAACATATCTTTTTCTTCTTCAGACAATTTAATATATTCCCCATATAAACCTGTTCTTAATTTTATATTAGGATTCCATATTTCCGGAACATTTGTAATATAATTACCTCGCGTATCAGAGGATGATAATGTATAAATAGGCGCAGAATATCCCTGGTATGCGTATACATCAGTTGTATCAAATATATCTTCAACTTTAGCGTATTCAATTTTAATTTTTACCTGCTGCTCCTTAGCTAAACAATTTAGATAACTATCCTGTCTATGAGATGTATATGTTTTAAATTTCCCCATTGGATTACCACAAATGAGTGGAATGGGTATAATTGCCTGATATTTTTTACCTGGCACCCATTTTGAATCACCGAATGTTTCTTTAGTACCATCAGACCTAACAAGTCCGGAACATTGAAGTTGTAAACTCTTGTAAGCACTTTCTGTAAGTTCTGTGGCATGGATAGCTAATATGTCTTCATTTTCTAATGTCTGCCAAATCTGACTACCAACCTGAAATTGAACCTTTTTAATTATCTTTGACAATGGAATATTAACCTTTTGTGTTAAATTAGACTTAGCCCAGTAAGGATTAGTGTAATCTTCTAACCTGGGAGGATCAACAGCTTGGTCAGGAACTGTGTCCCATTGCTTTTTCCAATTTAAAAAACACGTCTTGTTATACGAATCAAAACTAATATTAAAAAAATCTGTTATGTCGTGATTCAGTCTTCGCTGGGCATCATTTACTAATTTAAAAGCATCATTGAATGTCAATCTTAATTTACCTGGATTCCTTTTACCTAATGTATGAATAGATTTATCAATTTTTTCAATACAGTATACATATGCTCTACCAACGTCCCTATAACTTCTTCGGGGATTAGCCACTGTAGTACCTATTGTTGACATGTAAGGAGCTCCAGATATAATAGTATTACCATCGCCACTAAGTGAAATAGACCACCCGAGGGCTTCACCTTTACATCCTTTATGGTTATCATAATCCCCGGAGTAAACATAATCCCTGGGTTCATAATCATAACCCCCATAAACTGAAAAATAATTTTTAATAAAATCTATTCCCCCATATTGATGCCATGGTTTATTCCACGTTGTAGATAATTCTCCGTCATAACGTATACTATTATATAGCGCAATTTCATAAGCAATATCCCGTGTAATTACTGATTCATATTCGCTGTATACTAAATTTGCATTAGCACCACTTGTTAATATAGGAAACCCCCCATACCCGTTAGACGTTGCCATTACTTCATCCGCTGTAAGACCTCCGTCCCACACAGCTACATCGGTAATTTCCCCGTTTATATACTCTGATACACCATCCCACCCTATATGAGACTGTGTACCATATGTCTCCGCTCCATACCCAGTTTCTTCGGCTGTGTAATCATGAGAACCAATTAAATTGCCATTAACATAGAAACTAATAACGCTACCAACTTTAGATACAACATAAAAATTAGTATCTCCTTTATAAGCCAAAAACGAACCTAGCTGAGTTGCAACTTTAGTTACGGGCGGGTAATATTGTTCATTCATACCAGAAACAGGTGGATAAATGTATCCTCCAGTCACCGTTGTTGCAGCCCATGTAGACCCAGATATTAATATTTTCGGAGCGGCATGAAATGTCACACCTATTAGATCCCATTCGCGATTTGAAGCGGCTGTATCGAAGTCCAAAGGAATAATTGAAAATCTCCCATGTGGCCCGGAAGATCCGAGGGTAATTATAGGGCCTTGAGCCAGTTGACTCGGCCAGTTACCTGTTCCAAAATTATTAAATTTGCATAAAGCGGCAATAGTCATGCTTGTACCGGCTGGGAGAGACCCAGACAACTGCGCGGGTGTATTGAAAGATGCTGCGTTATTATGCGGCGGAACAACAGTTACGGTTTCTCCCTGACGATCCCCCCCTGTAGATAAAAACATATTATGAAAATTTTGAGAAGACGTATGAGAATGAGAATCTCCTTTATTTATTTCTCCGCTTTCCCCTTTTATTTCTCCTAATGCTTCTATCCAGTTATTACCCATATTATCGTATATTTTTATTTTTCCAGTCTCTAGTTTAGGTCTCTTATCGCCCGATAAAATAGAAGAACTTGTCCATGGATATTCTTTGGATATATACACCTGAGAAGTTCCTAGTAACATTAACTGCGAAGGAAATTCAGGTAAATGTGGAGTTAAAAGGGTATTATCAATAGGTTCTCCAATGGCTATTCTAGTTCCATTGTCAGATATTGAAAATTCCCCGGGTTCCATTAGTAGTTGCTGGGGATTACCACTAGAGTCATTAAATTGAACCCAGTTTGGATGTCCGGGACCAGGGGAGGAATAAGATAAAGTAGAATTTGCGGCGATAAGTCTTGTGTATATTTTTAATAACGCCGGTTCGAGTTGGGAGTCATCTCCAAATGCCCGAGGAGACCCAATGGCAATCCTAGAACCATCTCCGGATATACGCACTGGACAACTATTTATTGTATCACCCCCACCTCCGGGACCCTGAGCTATTTCTGCTACTAAAGCTGCCGCCCCCGGCCAATTATCATCTAGTGCATTATTAGCACCAGATGTTCCTCTAGGGAAATTAATTTCTGTATCGGGTAGAAAGTGTCTCAACGGTAAAAAATCTGTACTACTCCATGTATCATTATTCGAATTATATTCCCATACATGTGCATAATTACTTGTAAAATTGGAGGTCACGAGAGTTCTTCCGTCATTGGTCATAGATAAAGAATCTGCTATACTAGTTATACCTGTTCCCATTTGATCCCAGGACTTTATAGTTGAATTCCATTTAAAAACAGAAGGAATAGACTTGTATGATGTAACTGCTAGAATATTGCCGTCATATGACAGTATTACATTATTTCCAAAACCGCTACCCCAAACACTATCCGGTAGAGGGTGTATTCCAAACTTTTCATAATTAAATGTATAGTCGTAATTACCTGTATAAACCCCTCTATGATAATATTGTTCAATGTTTGTAGACATATCAGAGACTCCTCCCAGAGCAGCAGCTCCGCTAATTTTAGTATTAGCTAAGATCCAATCATTCCCATTATAATCATATGTAGTAACAGAATTATTGGGTCCTCCAGCTTCTCCTATTACTATACGACTTCCGTCTCCGTTAAGAGAGATGTGATGTTTGCATCCAGGGGACCATGGTGTTTTTTGTTTTAAAATAGGAAACTCGGCAACGGGGGATATATAATAGGGGTTTATAGGATCTACATATATGTATTCTTGTGCTCCAGGTCTTTTTATATTCTTGGCCCCATACGGATATGCAGCTAAATTGCTATCTGTTGCACCAAATGTTTTACTTAAAATCCATTCATCTCCCTCTTTTTTATAAACCCTTACCTTACCAGCTCTTTTTGGATTTAGTGGAAATAATATAGCACCTGCGTTCAACGCGGCGTTCCATGATGAATTGTGTGTTGCATCTTCTTGTCCATAAGGCCAATATTGATCTGGGGGATTTGATTGCGCAGCTTTTGTGGCTGCGGCACTCATAAGACTATCTTCTAGAACCTGATTATTTGGCACCTGTTCACATCCATACATTCTACCCTGTCCCACTGCAAGAGTTTTTCCATCTTTACTGATAACGGTTGCATAACCATAATGATCATAATTTTGATGTGATGGCGAAACATCTTTAACATCCGGTATAGGGTCTATTCGTTCTAATGAATAAGAGTAACTACCATATGGTGGGTTCTCGGTGCTAGTTGAAATAAATTGATCGTCCTTACTAAATAAATATTCACCCTTGTCGAATGTGTGGTTGGATACCGAATTAGGCCAACCTAGTGGACAATTTCCTCCCTGAGACCCAAAAAGAAAACTCGTTTCTGTACCGGGTAAACCTCTGTATTCAGATGAAATCTCGCTTCTAGTATCTGATGGTCTTGTAATTTTATTTATGGGTCTTATTTCACTTGAACATGGTCCACAAATATTAGGAAATTCTTGAGCAACCTGTTCTCTAGCATCGGAGTCTGACATACCATTGTTGGTCTTGAGCCATGCTATTCTTTCTCCACAACTAAATGTCCCAGACGAATCGGTTGCTAACGCTGTTAGATTACATGGGGCTGAATTCTCATTATAACAACTTACTAATTTGTTGATTTCCTCTAGTGATAAATACGATTTAAAAAAATCACTGGCAGGATTTCCAGGAGAAGTATATAATTCAATATCTCCGTCAGAATTTAAATTAAAATGTTCATTACCCGTTCTTCTTAATTTTTTAGAGTCGTTATGAGATAAGTATTTTGGTATATAACTTAAATCATGGGGTCTATATGTTGCCTGATAAGAAGATGGTACGAGGGAGTCGCTTATAAGACTGTCGTGTCCTATGTAATTGGGGCTTTCTTTTAATGTTCTAGAATAAATTCCATTCATAACAAGACTCATTGGACGCGGATCTCCAACTGAATATTCCTCTCTAGCATCATTAAATAATTCAAGTTTTGAGTATTTACTTACTCTCATATCCGGGTTAAACAGGTATTCCTTTTCTGTATTTCCATAGTAAGTACTATCTCCTAGAAATTCTTCCAATGTCTGTCTCGAAGTTCTATTAATTGGTAATTCCCTAAGTTGTAGAAAGTCTCTAGGTTTCCAGTCCCAATTTGGATAACTAGGAAGATCTTGAGGTTGCATAAACGGATGAATATTATCTAATGGTCTAGGATATTGAGACCCCGTTGCGTCCTCTCGCCAGCCATTGGGGTATCCTATTTGAACTCCCTCTGGTTTTTTGGCACCCTTGCTAGTTCCTCTAGTTCTATACATTAAAGGCTCTGTTAATTCCCATGACGTTATAGCTTCCTTTGTAGACGGGCGTCTGAGTAGTGTAGTTAAAGTCTTAGGAGGCCCTGGGTCTAATTGGGAGTCTGGTGTATCTAATTCCACTACAATTGAAACATATAAATTACCGAGGGCGTCTATGTCAGTAGATATATCAAAAATCTGAGTTCCTCCCCATGACGTATCTTTTGTTGAAATTGAACTGGGTATTTGTTTAGTATTTACACCGTGTATAATTTGTCTAGTGGTGTCGTTTTTATTCCAAAATACAGACATATTATCATCTTCAGAAAATGTATCTGTAACTGCTAGAGATTGAGTCCCTGTCATATCATACGAAGAAATTGAACTATGAGCCCCAGTTGCCATCAATTATATAATATAAGGAATATATTTAAATATTATTTACTCCTTATATTATAATTAAATTCCATGATTGTATTTACGCAGCGAATGAAATTGAGCCACCTACGGTGGTCTGTACTGTAGTACCACATGCTGTAGCCACAAGCCTTGGCTCGCTCAGAAGCAGTCCCTCGCCGGGATAATTAAGAGTGTTAGTATGATAGACAGAATTGCCGGGGATCTCGGGATTATATATATCGGTATTTAGTCGTATATTCAATTTGATGCTATTACACTTAGAAAATGGAACTCCGGATGTACTAAAGGCGGAATCTGCTAATTTTATAATATAAAAACCGTCTATACAATTTCCCTTTAGACCAAACTCACCTAACTGCGAATTTACTAAGGCTGTTGCCGGAATAAAACCGGTTCTTTCTCCTCCCACGACTAACTCAACCGAATGTAGCCAGTCCGGTATATATCCAACCTGATTGAGACTTGGGGTGCTCATTGCCAGGTTCGGCGACCATGGGCCGTGCACAAAAAGTTTTGGTTCGTTTAGTCCGACGCCCGGGATGAACTTCTCGTGAACATTGGTAGTCGATATACCCGGTGTTCTAACTGCGTTAGTGAAAATCATAGGATAATGTATTGGTGTAGATGCATTAGACATGAAATCTCCGTTATTATCTTCTGGGAGCAGGGGCGCATACGAATTGACGTGGTCGACACTGCTTCCCCAGCCGTTGATCATTGGAATCTTTGGTAATGGTCCATAATCGGCGAAGATCGAGCCAAAGTTGCCTACATCCTGGGCAGTGCGCCAAACAGTCATGTCGCCCTCATCCGCGACAAATCCATCGGCGTTGTAGGCAGCCCCCGCCTGATATGGCCACGCCGAATTGCCGCCGGAAGCCGTAGCCGCCGTAGATAAGCTATCTCCCCGAGTGGCGGGTAAGCGAAGAGACAAGATAAGGTGACTACAGTTACATTCAAACTTGCTAATATCAAAAGATATCTCTTTGAATTCCCCGGCCGGTTTATCTATCTTATCGGGTATCCCGACGGCATTCCTGTTTGGTGATATATGTGTAAGTTTTTCCGGGTTGAGATATTCTAATGTCTCTGATGTTTTTAAAATTCTATTTATCGTGTTATTCCTAATAAAATTTTTCTCAGTCTCTGTTATCATATGGGTGGTTACCGTGGCGCTAGTATAAAATTTCCAATTAGTCGCCTCTTGCGACTCAGATTTAGTGCATTTCTGGTATCCAAATAGGGGCCAATTAGCATGACCGTCCCCCGTTCTAAGAAGGGCGGACTGGGTGTCGGAGACATAAGTGCCGGTGGGGGCGAAGGGCTCGGTTAGCTGCTTGACAGCGTTGAGGCCTTCAAATGTTTTGGGATTAAACTGATTGTAATAAACTTTCATTGTTAATTTATTGTTAGTAGACCCAGCCTGTAAAAATGAATTAGACATATTACCTCTCCCGGTAAACGGAATTGATATAGACCACTCTACTTTGTTGTTATTTATTGCTTTAGTACCCTTATAATTATAGGCGATTCCGCCGCCTTCGGTGGTATGTGTCACCTCGGTCTCCACGGTACGCCTATTTGTGTACACATTATGACTTTCGCTCATCCTCTTAGAACCAGAATATTTACATACGCTTCCCACCAACTCGGTTGAATTTCTGGCAAAAATAGCATCCGATGTAACAGTATCTATAATTAGGCCGCCTAATTTAATTTCAACCTTGTTTATCATACTTAATAATAATGTATCAGAAAAGTAAATTGCCGTACTGTTAGCAAAAGATGTAAAATCCGGACTAGGATTAGAGGGAATATCGAATGTCATTGTTCCGGTTAATATAATATCACTAATAGCGTCAATGTCGTCTGGCATTGCAAATATGTCATGATTTTCTATCTGCCCCGGAAGACCAGTTGGGAAATCCTTTATGCTGCCCTGAACAACTGTTTGACCGGTTCCGTTTATATACTTAGTTGAGCACTTAGTTAAAAAATCAGATTCTATTAAGGTGTCTTCCGCATATTTATTAGCTCTACACACAGATTGAGACCCATTCGAGTTAAATGTATTAATAGCTACATTGCTAATACCCATATCTTTTTATAATGTATAAGATATTTTTTTATTTTTATTAAAAACGTTTAATTTAAGTTTTAATTAAATATATTACAATATATATCAAATGTCTCAATACGAATGCAATATAGAAGATCTTGTTGATGTTCCTGAAAAAATAAAAGAACCTTCATTTCGCGAAGAGTCTGTCCGCCAGACAGACGACCAAATAAAGCCTATAATAGAAGAATTTTTACCGGAGAAAGTTAACATGCGAGTAAAAAACTCAACCGATGTTACTCCGAGTGAAAATACTTTTAAAACAAATAAGGATAGAGAAAGAAATGCAATGAAAGTTATTATAAATGAAATGAAAGATAGAAAAAACCAGAGGATTTTTTTAATTGTTATTGGGTTAAATCTTTTATTTAATTCTTCCCCTGTATATAATCTTATCAATGGTATGTTTCCATATCTAATGGAATCTATAACTCAGTATAACATGGTTGGGAATATAGCTATAGGCCTTCTAATATCATGTGTGGTTATTATATCTTTGTCGCCTTTGCTAAATTTGACTTAAATTTAATTTTTTTAGTCTTTGATGGTCCGGTAGAAGTTTTTTTACCGGTTATATTATTTTCCAACTTAGATAAAAAATTATCTCGCTCTTGTTCTTTTGACACTGGAATTATTTCTGGTACATCTTTATTCTTCGGTTTCTTCCACCCTAGAGCACTCTCCAAACCAGGGGTTATATCAACTGGGGTACTTTGATAATCTCTGCAACAACCATATTCACCATCACTTTCAGATAAACATTTTTGACAAAAACCCCACGGAGTCAACTTAAAGTATATATTATTATGCCTATGAAAATCTCCTTTATTGCCACAGTATTTAGATTTTGTGGCAATTATATAAACGGGATGTTCTTTAGCCTTTTGTATTATGCGAATATCGTCGGCAGAATAAAGTGGCATAAAGTTTTTAAAAAATTTAATAATAGCTATATATTCACCTGATGTTTTAGCAAGCCTGTCAAATCCACTTTTAGAACTGCTATCCTCGACGTCTTCGGTTTCTTCATACTCTTGAAGATTGATAGTTGGTGTAATACATTTTTCATCGGATCTAATACTCGTTTGCCTGATCGACAATAAATTATTATTTGAATACTCCTCAGTGAGTTCCTTATCGTATTGTTTTCCGTTGTACACACTGTAGACTTTATAAACACGGTTTTCATATTGTTTAATACCATCTGAAATTGAACATTTGTCAGACCCTATGAGTCTAATACCATTTGCGTCGTATACACATTTATCAATGATTTTATCCCAGTTGTCATAACAATTTTCTATTTTACCAAATTCTGTGGTTAAACGGATAATTATATTCTTACGAATCTTATGCGCAGTGGCTTTATCGGTTAGGATATTCGGCCAATGTAAATGATAACCCTGTTTGATGTATTTCACACCCGATCTATAATTTTCTTTATATTTATCTGCGGATGTTATAATACAAAACTGAGGAGACCCATATACATTATCAATAACGTCCTGTATAACTTCCACAAACTTATATATATCTATAACTTCAATAGAATTAAAATCAAAATCTATAAAAAATTTAAATACATCAGTTTTTCTTTCAACTATGCAGTTTTTAGAATAAATGTATTTTGCATACATTTCCTGGAATAAACTATAATCACTGGAAATATCTAACTTACCGCCGTCTAATAGAAAATGGGTCACATTTTGTTTATTAGAATCTGTTACAATTTTTCCAGTAGAATAAAACCATGTGGTTAGAGGGTTATCCATTGTTAACTATTAATATTTTAAAACTTTATATTATTTATTTTATTGATTTAAAATATTAGCTATCCCCTGAATCTAATAGTTACATTATAATTGTTTGTGTATACACCCTTTACAGCACTAGGAGACAAAACAGACCTTTTATCCTTTCTTTTATTCATTAAAGTAGTGTTCATATCAGAGTCTATTAATTTAATATTAGAAATTGCATATTCAAATATTTTATTTTCTAGAACCCATCTAAAAAAATTAAGCTGACCAACGGTTGTTACTATTTCTTTATCAGTTGCTATGTATTTATCTGGACATTCTTTCCATTTAAGTGTATTGATTTCAATTAATATCCTACGTTGTCTGCAAAATGGATCGAAATACTTCTTAGAATAAGCCTTTAATTGATTTTTATAGTCTAGGTATATATTAAAATAAATAATATCCCCATTAGACTTATGAAGTGGGTAAATAATATTATACTTCTTTGAGTAATTAGTTACTAACCAGTCTAACAGTCTTAGACTTAATGGAGTATTTTGATAAATTATGTCTCTTAGAAGAGGAATTTTATTTTTATAAAACGAGATTAAAAAATTAACAAGCGTTTCTTCCCGTGTTGAGAAAGAAATTTGTGTCATTCACTATAAATGAAATCACTCTTTAAATATATTTAAAGAGTGAACCCATTACACAATATAAATAAATGCTAAATGAAATAATAGATGAAGAATATAAAAAACAGATTATATTTTTACTTAACAATAACTGGACTGGGAGAACCGATTATTATTTTCCCGTACAAACAGCTGTTAATATAGAAAGAAATCATTTTATAAAGCTGAAGAATTATAAATATATGTTTTGTAAGAAAAACACAAAGGACACTAAAAGAGCTGTGCTTTTTATGTTTGTAAACTCGGCAGCAGAAAATAAATCGGTTATTATTTTATCAGACTTTACTATTTACAATATAAATATCAATTGTTCTCACGATTACTTTTATGGTAGCATATTCGATATTTCATATACAGAGGAAGAAATCATTATATTCGACTCATTCATGTCATGTGGAAATAAAATTAATAGAATGTCATTCGAAGATAGGTTGTCGGATGTGAGTTATTTTATTAATAATACTTTTAAGTGTGATATACCATGTAGTGTAGTAAATTACAGCACTGACATATCTTCTGTTCCAAAACTTGAAGACAACGAAGAGTTATTCATTATCCCGAATAACTTGCCAATAACCACAGGTATAAATTATTCATGTTTTAAATGGAAACCTAGCGAAAGTCTTATTTTTAATTTGAAAGTGTCTGAAAATGAAAATGATCTAGAATTATATACAACGAACTTTAAGCAATTATCTATATTTGCTAAAATTAATAATGATGATGGCACGGGGAAAGAACAGGTAGATTTTATTAAGGGACTTGAAGAATATAAAGACGGGTGTATAGTCGAATTTAATATCACGTGCGAAAAAATTATCGCATTGCGTGTAAGCGAAGATAAAACAATACCGACGTCTATTAGGTCTATTGAGAAGATACTTCATATCAAGAAAGAAAATATAACACTACAAAATCTGACGGATATATGTGTGAGGTAGATTATACGTAACGGGACTGGATTAATTAGCTAACTAAATCATTTGAATTTATTCAAACTTAAATGATTTAATTTATTATTAATTTATTATATTGAGTGGGTGTATCTACCAGAGACCGAAACGCGACTTGCGAGCACGGCGGCGATAGGCGGCACGAGCCTTGATGGCCGACTTGGTCATCTTCAGCTTCTTCGAGCGGCGACGGCGGGTGGTCTTCTTCGAGCGACGACGGTACGCACGACGAGCGGCGATGGCCGACTTGGTCATCTTCAGCTTCTTCGAGCGGCGACGGCGGGTGCGCTTGGCGCCCTTACGACCACGACGCTTGCTGACGTATACCTTGCGACCCTTGGAGCGGTAGTACATGGCACCGGTCTTGCCCTTGTATAGCTTGCGCTTGCGGCCAGCAACTACGATCGAGGTCTTCGAGGACTTAGTCGAACGACGGCGACGGCGGATGGGAGAGCGGCGCGAACGCTTAGGCGAACGACGCTTAGGCGAACGCGCACGGCGACGGCGGCGGATGGGAGAGCGGCGGCGCCTCTTTGCACCGAAGTATAGATCAAGAAGATCGGACATATTTATTTTAATATATAGAAAAGATTTTTAATTCAAATTAATTCAAATTAATATTTTAATAAATTTAGAAATTACATTTTCCCTGAAATTATGTAATTTTAGAAATTCCATTAAAATATTTTTATCCGTCTTTTTTATATTAAATTTTTCTGGTATATCATAATCGAATACATTGAATATTTCCCTACACACATGGTAATCAAAGTGTTCGCATGTCTTAACTGAATTGGCTAATACATTTTCTATAGTTCCGTGTTTCTTAATTAAATTAAATGCTGTTATTGGTCCTATCTGAGGAATAGACTCTGTATAGTCGCAGCCGGATAGAATGCAGAAATCTACAAAATTTTCCATATTCATATCTATATCTGATAGAAGCTTTTCAAGATTAACCTCTATGATGCACTTACTTATACTAGTTTTAAGCACATTAGAGCATCCAAATGTAAGAGCATCTGAATCATCGGTAATTGTATAATCGACAAGGCCATTTTTTTGAAGAAATGCGCAATATTTCTCTGCGTCATTCGGGGCTGTACAATAAGGAAGGCCCGATTTTTCTAGAAATTCTTTGCATTGATCGGTATGATATTTCTTTACGGTTATCAATTGAGATTGCAATCTTTCTATTTCATATTGAATCTCTTGCTCATGTTTTTCATTTTGCGGAACTGTGTCCTTTAGTTCATCTAACCTAATGTATAACTTTTGTTTTGCCAACATTCTTTTTTCTAATGTTATACCTTTTGCATCAGGAGGAATCCCATCAAAAACAAAAACGGGTAGAATCCCATTCATCATGTAAAATTTTGCGCGATTTGCAATTCCTACAAGATGTGAATTATCTTCTTTGGAGGCATACTTAAATTTATATAATAGTATACTACAATCTATAGCAACAGTTTTACCGTAATACTTTTTAATGTCGTTGTATGTTGTACAATCAGGAGAGTGTTTTTTAATAAGGGTATTTAATCCTCTAATTCCCATTTATTAATGTATATCTTATTCTTTTAAACTATTTAAAACGAATTTTAATCTACGATCAAACACTCTGTAAGATTAACCGGTGAAGTGTCTTCGTCGGTAGTAAGATCCAGAATCCTCTTAGGATGGCGAAATTGTGGATGTGTTTCAATTCCGGCGACTCGGTAATGAACTATATCCTTCCAAAACTGGTCTAGAATAGGCAAATTCTTATTAAGCCACTTATGGTTAATATAGGTTCTTACGATACTCATAGTCTTCGGTGGGAAATATTCAATAAAATCAGAAACTTCAAGTCCGCATATGAACATATTCAACTGAACCTGAGGATAATAATACACCGGAATCTTACCGGGGATAATCTTCCGCTTATATGGACACTTAACCTCCAATAGAATAGGCTTTGCATCAGGATCAGTTAGACTCATTGAGATACCGTCTGGCGAACCAGCTAGCCACGGATATTCATCGGATTTATGTACATCCTCGTGTGCAAGAAGACCAAAATCGTAATTCTTTTGACCAGTAAGTTTACAATACTTATCAATAGCTTCGTCTTCATACTTTTGCCCGTGACGAGTAGCAATATTACCAACAAAAGGCTTTGGATCGTGACCACACTTCTTAAAAAGTACTTCTTTTGGTTTTTGATAAGGATTCAAGCCTAGAACTGTGCCCGCATCACTTGATGTCAATTTGTTCTCTCTCTGCTTAAACCATGCATCTGACCGCTGCTCGTGCATGGGAATCGATTGCAATTTATTAATTATATCCATAAAATACACCTGTATAAGTGTATGTATTTTATGTTTAAATCACTTAAGAAAACAATGTATACACATTTAATATGGTTACATTAATACAAGATTTTATACCACAAAATGATAATCAAACAAAAGCAAAAAAACTTATTATGGATCAATTTATTGATTATAAAAATAAACATGAACATACTAAAAATAGAATTGCCAATGAGTATAAAATTAAAGATAGTGAAGACATTTATAGTCTTATAGAAAATTATAATAATTTTGATAAAGAAATTGTTGGTACTCCTATTTATATTCAAATTAAAGAATATTCGATACGAAAAGCAGAATTAGAAGATATTAAAGCTACTTCAGTTAGTACTATAATTTTTAAAAATGTATTAGAACCAAATGGTTGGAGTAGAATTAATAAACATAGTCACTATTATTACATTAAAGATAATAAAAAATATAAACCCAAAGAAGTTATAGAATATGTGATAAAAATACTAGAAAATAGACAGGATATTATTGAAACTCTTCCTAGGACGAATATGTTTAAAAAGTATTTTACATTTATTTGTGATGAACCTAAAGATGATAAATGGGTTTATTATGATTCATATCTTTATTTATTTATTCATAATATAATTGATTCAAGTTTAAGAAATAAGATTTCGGTGGCGGTGTATCAAATCAAAAATAAACCAAAAAGTACTGTTAAGAAAGGATATAATGAAATAGATGTAAATAATACAGTTAAAATTTATATTAGATTAGATAGGGAAAATACCCTACCCCTACCAGAAAATTGTCGTCTTATGATAAATAATAATACTAATAAAATTAAATATATAAATAAAGATTTATTAATAGAAAAAACTTGTAGTCGGTGTAAATTATTTCATCCCTATAACGAGGGATCATATTGTATAGAATGTACAAGTGAATTTAATAAATATTATTCAGAAACATTAAGAGGTAAATTACTTAATCTGTATAAAGGTGCACGCAATGATAAAAGATTTAAATATACACAAGAAGAACCTTTTATTACATTTGATGAATTTTGCCTACCATTTATTAATAGTGGTGGTGTATCATATTATACTCAAAAACCATTTATTTATGAAAATAATAACCCAAGAAATATTAGTAAAGAAAGAATAAAAAATAATAAAGGATATATTAAAGACAATGTATGTTTTGTAGAAAGAATAATGAATATATCACCTGGTAACAATAAAAATAGTGATTGGAATTTACAAAAAATTATTAAAATTAAAAAGTCATTAGAAGAAGAAAAAAATATTAAATTTGACACGGATGATTTTGATGAAAAAATGAAATTAGTATTAATAGACAGACGAGGTAGACAAGGTATATTATCTGAAGAAATGACTGAATATATAAATAGATTTAAAGGAATTTTATACTCTAAAATTAGAAGTCATCTAGGCGCGTACGATAAAAAACAGTTTGGATATGAAGGAGATATGGATATTGAATGTATATTAAATTTAATAAAAAGATTAGAAGGTAGATGTCAGATTAGTAATAAAATTTTTACATATGATAAAAAAACAAGTGAATTTGCTATGTCTATAGACCGTATTGATAATTCTCAGCCACATAATAAAGATAATATTAGATTAGTTTGTAAAGAATTTAATGTTTGGGGAGATTTACACTGGACAAAAGAGTTATTTAATGAACTATTAATATAAAAACTTAAAACATTAAATCTAAATGTATCGTATTATCCCTCTTAGAATTTTACGTAGAACCCGTGGTGTAAAATTTGACGAAATGGTTCCATCTGATATCCCAAAAATTAGCGGAATCGACCGAGTTATCCATGGTCCAAATTCTATCTCACCCGGACCGGTTGAAGATTGTACCCCTCCTGTTAAAAGACCGTGGTATATGCATCCAGGACAAGATGATAATCTCCTAGTTCTTCAGGGAACTAGATACATTGATATCTTTGATCCAAAAACTGTAACTAAAGCCTCTTTTATTATAACCCCAGACAAGGTTTATAAAAACGACAAACTGTATTTTGATGGCCCTGCTATGGTAGTCTGGCCTTCGGGGATTTTTCATAGAATTATTAGTGGGATTGAAGGTAGTATATCGGTTAATTTTTCAACTAGAACCAATTTATTTGACATGAAGGACAATTTTAATGTATACAATCTCTGTACAAACACGGGAAAGTATACATTAATTAAAGATGGGTATGAAGATCAGCCAGATCTAAATTATAAGTATCCTAACGACGAAATTAAGGATCTATTCAAAGACAATATTCCACGAATTTAAATAAATATGTATTGTAATGTAATGGATAACCCCGAATCTCCAAATGTTTTCCCGATAGATATAGTTATTACCTGGGTAGACACAACCGATAAAGCGTGGATAAATAGATATGAAAATACTCTTAATAAACCATTTAAGAGATCAGAAAGATGGAGTCCACAATATTCCCCACCCGATACAGAACTTTCTTTATGTTTAAAACTTATTCGTAAGAATATGGCATGGGTTCGTAATGTATTTATTGTTACACAACAACAAGATCCTAAATGCCGTACAGAAAATGAAATACTAATAGATCACTCGGATATGGGACTAGGACTTGTATTTAATAGTCTTGCAATTGAGACATCTTTATATAAAATACCTGGTTTATCAGAGCATTTTATTTACTTTAATGATGACATTTATGCTGTGAAAAAATTAGCACGTAGTTTATTTTTTACCAACAATGGCGCAACAGTTGTTCAGTTTAAAGACCAGTATTTTGGAGTTGATAGTATCTGGGGTAGGACAAATAAACACACTTTAAAAATTTACAGATCAAATAATTCACATATAGTAATTCCGCATGTCCCTTATACACTTACAAAAAGTCAAATGACTGACGCGGAAAACTTATTTCCTGAGTTATGGGAACAGGCGAGGAAATCTTTAGTAAGGGGTTCGGATGGAGAGATTAATCCAATTCTTGGTACATATATAAATTCAGTTAGAAATTTTACGGCTATTCTAGATACAACTAGTAATTTAAAGTATTTATACAGTGATTATGCTATAGACTATTTGATGTATAATCATTGGTTTAATATTTATCCTCCTCATATTGTATGTATTAATAACTTTAATACAACTAAAAAAGAATTATATGATTCAATTGAGAAAACTTCGGATTTATATATAAAATTGGCTTTATATCTTATAATTTTAACAATAATCGTTACATCTATTTACAAATACACATACAAATACAAATACAAATACAGATACGGTTATAAAAAATAAAATGAATTTAAAACCCCTAATAATAAGTATTCTTATCGATTCGGGTTCGCTACCATTCAATAGAAAAATTTATTAGGGTAATAAATCTTTTTTAAATAGTCAGGGATTTCGATAATATTTATAGGCTCCATTAGAGCTCTTTTAACTACAATACCGTCTTTATATCTTTGTATTTTTTTGGGATCGGTCTCAAGGTAATAATCTTTTATTTCAGATGAAAGTATTTCCATGCGACTTTTCCATAATCCTGGATGATTTTTACTATACATAACTGCGAGATCTCCACTTGGTAGTGGTGGAACAAGTTGTCTCTGTAGAATTTGTGTTATGTTAAATTGTGGTTTGGTTTTACTGTTAAAAAGAGGTTCGGATTCATTAGTGTGTCTCCAACCCAGATAAAGCCTTACTGAATTCTTAGTGAATTTCTGTTTATTAATTTCGTGTATAATGTTCTGGTTAAAGATAATAACCTGTTTTGGTTTAATTTCTATTTTTACTTTGTTTGGATAATCACCCGATATCTTTTCAAAACCACCACGTCCCGCGCAGGTGTGTGTACCAGGAACACAAGAGAAATATTGACTACCATTGTTGTCTAAATTTATCCATCCCCCATAAATGTGATCTGCATCTTTTTGAATACTGCAAGTGTCTCTATGAAATGACTCACCAGTAATACTTGTACCTGCTCTCCGTATACCTACACGATCAAATAGACACTCAATGTATCGGTTATTGTCCATGTATCCAAAAACCCTAGACAATTTCTTGAAAAGAATGTATCTAAGTTGATACATCACTAGATTATGAAAACTGGAAGGATTGCCTAATGCCCCGAAAGCTCCCAATACAAATCCGTATTGAGGTTCATCTGTTTTAAAATCCCTTAACTGAAACTTCTTAATTTCTGAAAACCAATCTGTTCCCAATAAGAATTCACTTTCTTTTTTAATTAAATTGAGATCTATAACTACCACTCCATAACTGTTTAATTGACTTGCACAACGTTTAAGATAATCATTTTCAACTGTTAAGTATTTGGTTATGCATTTTATCAATTCTTTTCTTTTTTCGCCTGATATAGGCATTACTATGTATTAATGTATAGATTGTATTTTTAAATTAAATGAATTTAAAACCACTTTGTATCCATTAATACATAGTAATGGATATAATATGGAGTGAGGTATTTCTTGCACTTTTTACAATCTTATTTACGTATACAAACACAATTCCTGGATATATTATAGCAATCAACGGGGTGTTATGTCATGGGAGTGCTGCACTATCTCTTCCTTATAATCGCGAATTGACATCACTTGACATATCATGTAACATATGTTTAACTTTGTATGTAAATCTAGACCCCAGAGCTCAGCCTCTAACTGGAATTGTCTCGTGTTTTTCTTTCTTCGCGTGGAGATATAATCAAATTAATACAGGGAACTTAAAAGCGATTGTACACGCAACGTGTGTTCAATTACCCTTGTTTATCGGACTAAGACATTATAGTGTAATTAATTTCACCGACAAACGTCATTTACTTTAGTTTTTTAACGCTAACAGATGGCGTATTCTTCTTTTTTAACTTTTTGACGTCATACTCCGGAATTTCTTTAGCCTTTTTGGCATCGTAATTCTTTTTACAATAACTCCATAATTCTTTCGAGCCTATTTTGAATTTGCGGTCTGGGGTAGCCCTATACCAAAAAACACAGTCCTGTATATTATTACTTCTTGACGTATTGTCTAGGACTAAACAGTCATATCCTTCGGTGCAGCTATTAAGAACGTCCTGAAAAACCGAAAAATGTGGGAATATCCCAAAGAAATTATTATACAACTTTTGTTGATTTTGTATAATATTTTCCCTGAGAATAAAAACATAATCGATATTGGTTCTTAAATCGGGTGGCAAATCCATACAGTACTGCATAGTTAATAAAAAGGTTATTCTCCAGTGGCGACCATTCATAAATATACCGCGGATATTTGGATCTTTTATCATGCGCTTATCATACATACAATCATCTAATAAACAAAATACGTCATTATCTGCTGTTTTTTTCTTACCGTCTATTATTTTTTTTTGTCTAGTTATAATTTGCTGTATAATCTCTGGTTTATATTCAGAGTGTATTAATAGTTCGGGTATGAAATTTGAGTAAAAAGCATTCCCATCTTCAGTTGCTGATATAGCTACACCGGCATTTATATTTCGCAACCGATATAATATATCAGCAACTAATGTACTTTTACCTGTTCCTCGCTTTCCTATAAAAACACATGTGGCCGGACCAGAACCTGTAAGTCTTTTTTCTTCTATCTTACGGGGATTAAATTTAGATAGACTTATCGACATAACTAATATTACATTTATATTATTAATTGTAATAATCGGACGTATCTAGAACATCCGGTTCTAGTGTGGCATATGAAACGATTAAACTAATGAGTGCACCAACTATAGCACCACAAATTAAGAGGGCAACTTCGTTAACTCCAGCGCTCTTTTTCTTATCTTCTGGTGCTTTCTTTATAATAAATCTGTTTACGGCAAAAGCTAAACATACTGTCAATATTATTATTATAACAGCCTTAATGTCAAAAACATAAAAATCTAATGAAGGAAAATACATATTAATAATTAGTATCTTTATTTTTAAAGTCATAATATAAACTTAAAAATAAAGTATATTATATAACATAAAGTGCGATGGATTCTACCCCTATACAAAGCATGGACTCTTATAATTCTATAAATTCTATAGATTTTGGAGAAGTTGTATTGTTTATAAAATTTGGAACAGATTGGTGTGCTCCATGTAATAAAATGAGTAATGTTCTGGCGGGTATTTCAAATTCCATAGTTTATACCGTAGATGTAGAAAATGAAGATTTTGAAGAGTATTTAGCTACGAATAACATTTGTAATATACCAACTGTTATAATCAAATATAAAAGCAATACGACACAGTTCGTAGGAATGAGGACTATCGAGGAAATTAATCATATGATACATAATATAAAGACTCGTTATCACGACCTGACCGACACTGTTTTTTAAGAAATTTTGCAAAAAAATAACTGGTTTAAAAATATCTCACAATTTATAATCAGTTACTTTAAAAGTTATGGCGGAGAATTATAAAAAATATTCCCAGATAGAACATGTCCTAGAACGCCCTGGGATGTATGTGGGAGATACTAAAGACATAGTCTCTGAATGCTGGACGGTTAACCCAGATACCAACACTGCGCACCATAAAACATGTAAATGGAACCCCGGGGTATATAAAATTTTTGACGAAATCTTAACAAATGCATCAGATGAAGTTCAAAGAAATAAAAAGATGACATGTATAAAAGTTGACATAACAGACGATGGCTTGATTAGTGTATACAATGATTCTGGAATACCAATTGAAGTGCACCCCGAGTATAAAATTTACATCCCTGAACTTATTTTTGCAAATCTTCTCACTACAAGCAATCATGACGACACCAAAAAAAGAACAACCGGGGGGCTTAACGGGTTGGGGGCTAAACTCGCAGCCATCTTTTCCGATACATTTACAGTAGAGACGGCATCCGGTGGTAAAAAATACACTCAAACATTTGAAAAAAATCTCAGTAAAATTCTTAAACCCAAAATTGGAAAAACCTCTAAAGAATACACTAAGATTACATTCATGCCGGACTTTAAAAGATTTGGGATTCAGTGTATAACACAGGATACCAAAGACGTCCTCGTGAAGAGAGTTTTTGACATCTGCGCTATTACCCCAAAGAACGTAGATATCTATTACAACGGTAAAAAACTATCGGTAAAAGACTTTTCCGATTACGTATCTGTATATATCGGACCCAAAAAAGAATGTCCTAGGGTTATTCAAGAAGAACCTAGATGGCAGGTAGCCATCGCACCATCTGAAAACGGATTTCAATGTATGTCATTTGTAAATGGCGTAAATACATCTGACGGGGGAAGTCATGTAGACCATGTCATCAATCCTATCATTAAAAAACTAACAGAAATTATTCAAGAAAAAAACAAGAGCTTGACTATCAAGCCTAATTACATTAAAGACAACTTCTTTGTATTTATAAATTGTATCATCGAAAATCCATCATTTTCTTCACAGACAAAGGAAAAGAACATTACAAAAGTTTCAGACTTTGGTAGCAAATTTATAACATCCCCGGATTTTATCAAGAATTTATCTAAAATTGGAATAATCGAGAGTGTACTATCTCTTGCGGATGCCAAGGAAAAGAAATCTCTTCAAAAAACAGATGGGAAGAAAACGTCTAGAGTTATCATCCCGAAGCTTGACGATGCAAACAGGGCCGGGACAAAAGATTCCCCCAATTGCACCATTATCTTCACAGAGGGAGATTCTGCTAAAGCCACCGCAGTATCCGGCCTATCTGTTGTAGGAAGAGACACATACGGTGTTTTCCCACTTAGAGGAAAGTTGCTAAATACCCGAACAGCAACATATGCGCAGTTGTCTAAAAATGAAGAGATAAATAACATCAAACAAATCCTTGGCCTTCAAAACGGTAAAAAATATAAAAACGTATCAGAACTAAGATATGGACGAGTTTTGATTATGACAGATGCAGACACTGATGGATTTCACATCAAAAGTCTGCTTATTAATTTCATAGGAAATTCTTGGCCAGAACTACTAAAAATAAATTTCATATCATCCCTGGTTACGCCGATCATTAAAATATCAAAAAGAAGCGAAATGTTGTCATTTTACAATCTGAGTGATTACAATAAATGGAAAGAAAATAATAATATGTCTGGATACAAGGTAAAATACTACAAGGGACTTGGTACTAGCACATCATCTGAGGCAAAGGAATACTTTAAAGACATGAAGACGCTTGATTACAAAATAGAAACCGCAGACGATGAAAAATACTTAACAATGGCGTTCACAAAAACTGAGGCCGACGCAAGAAAAAAATGGATTCTTGAAAATATCAAATGTCCAGAAACTCTAAATTACAACATAAGCAAGGTAAATGTAAAAGATCTTATTAACAAAGAACTCGTACTCTTTTCGATCGCAGACAACATCCGCTCTATACCCAGTCTAGTAGATGGGCTTAAACCATCCCAGAGGAAAATCCTTTACGGTTGCATCAAAAGAAATATATATTCCGAAATCAAGGTGTCTCAACTCGCAGGATACGTGTCCGAGGTTTCAAGTTATCACCACGGAGAAACAAGCCTTCAAGATACTGTAATCGGGATGGCCCAGACATTTGTAGGTTCTAACAATATAAATCTCCTAGAACCAGTTGGGCAATTTGGTACTCGGCTCATGGGGGGGAAAGACTCCTCCAGTCCTAGGTACATTTTTACTCACCTCTCTAAAAAGTTCAAGAACATGTTTAATCCAGACGATTACCCTCTTGTAAATTATCTAAACGACGACGGGTTTTCGATTGAACCGTCTTTCTATGTCCCAGTGTTGCCTCTTGTACTTATCAACGGGGCATGTGGAATTGGAACCGGGTTTTCTACTGACATCCCATGTTTCAATCCAGAAGACTTGAAAAAGAGGCTACTAAAATTGGTAGACGATGAAGATGCAGACATCGACGAACTGACACCGTGGTACAATGGATTTACTGGTTCAATAACAAAAGTAGAAGAAAATAAATGGATATCAAGGGGTGTCTATAAAATTGTATCAAATACTGTAACAATAACTGAGCTGCCGATTGGAACATGGACAGAGGAATATAAAACTTTCCTAGACAAACTAGAGACAGACGAGCAGATTTATAGCTACAAAAATATGTCATCAGAAACTAGCGTACACTTCGAAGTAAAAATCCCCCTAGAGAACATAATAAACTGGAAAGACAATAAGGAATTTGATAAAAGGCTCAAAATGACCTCACATATATCTGCCAAAAACATGCACATGTTTAACGAAAAGAATGAAATTGTAAAGATGTCATCCGCTGAAGAAATTGTTTATCATTTTTGGAAAATCAGGACAGACTATTATATCAAGAGAAAAGAATACATTTCCCAGAGGCTAGAGAAAGAATTGAATCTCATAACATCGAAGATTAATTTTGTAAACGATGTGATTGATGAAAATGTTAAAGTATTTAGACAAAAACTATCTACAATAAATGAACAGCTAGATACGAGAAAATACCTGAAAATAAACGAAACATACACATATCTAACTGACATGAAAATCCATACATTCAGTGAAGATACGATCGATGAATTGATTTCAAAACAAAAAAATATTTCTGACCAATACGCACAGAATAACAATTATACTCTGCTAGATTTCTGGGAAAACGATCTGAATAAATTTAATTAAATTAAATTAAATTACATTAATTTTAAAATAAAAATCTATACTTATAATAAAAAAATAATGCTAGCTCAGGATCTGACAAAAATGCTTCCCCCCATCGTACAGCAGTACCTTTTTAACCTTATTATCCCAGTTATTCTCGCGGCATTCTTCTGGATGTGCGTAGGAGTACTAGACGGGGAGTGCACAAAGGCGGACCGTTCAAAGAGCGTTCGGTTCACCCGCAATGCGCATATTGGTATGGGTATATTCAGTACCGCTATGGCCGTATACACCATTTTTAATGTTCTAAAGGGTAAGCGCATGAGTATGCGCATGTAAACTACCACGGTCCTCATAAAAGACAAATAGTATAATTAAATTAAAAATGTGTAATTATTACATTATCTTAATTTAATTTAATTTAATTTTCCCGGCGGCGTATAAAACCTCCATCTTCAGATTTAGCCCATTCTTCTTCAAATATATATAGTTTATGAGAATTAAAAAAACTCGCTACATCATCTATATTTTCTGTAAAAATTAATGGCCTTTGTTTATGTGGGGACCATAACTTGGTTGCAAACTGGTAAGCAGTTTTCCATTTTTCAGAACCTGAAGTTAATATACACACGGAATGACAATGATTATTTAATGTTGAATTTATTGCAGTCAATGTTTTAATTAATTTCATATATGCACCAATGGGTAATTCATTTTCTTTATTACCAGTCCCTTGTAGATCAACAAGTAGATGATATGTAAGATTATTATTTTTAATATACCCCCATGTATTCTCTAAATACAATAAAAATTCATCATATTTAGGTTCATCGTATTCCTCCTCCTGTTTTAGTTTCACTGTAAAAAGAAATTTTACATTGTCTAAAGTTATTATATAACCAGATGTATCTTTTATTGTGATAATCTCCTCAGTCATATTTAAATATAATTAAATATAATTAAAGATAATAAAACGCGCAAATATTACGTTTTTATAGTTATATTAAAGATATTCTGTATATGTGTGGTATATACTCTCCTCTATAGATGGACGAAACATTGTTTCTTGCCTGGAAAGACTTAGAACAAATTATTAAAGAAACTGAATATGGAGCCGAAGAGAAACTCAATTGCCAATGTAGACACTCAAATGTAATTTTTAATCCATCAGATAAGGCAGATATATGTTTAGATTGTGGTCAGATTTTAAAAATGGACGGGGATAGCTGTGAATGGAACAGTTATAAAAAGGAAGACGGATCTTTTCAGACTTCTCAACAAAGAGGAGATGCATGGGTGAGCGATAACCCATATGACAAAACGGGTACAATACCGGGGTTTCATAAAAATTCTTTTATCATGCGGATGCATTATCAGGCGACTTTTAGTCATAAACAAAAAACATTTTGGAAAATCTCTGAACACCTTGAAAATTATCGCACGCTACTCTCACTTCCCCACGCTATCGTACCAACTGCTAAAAATATGTGGCACATTTGCATGGAATCTGGAAAACTTACTCGGGCATCAGTTAGAAATGGGTTGATATCTGCATGTATGTATTATTCGGGGGCTCAGAACAATATATCAGTGGATCGTAAAAAATTGATAGAAATTACAGAGGGTAATCAAAAAGGGTTTCTCAAGGGTGAAAAAATTTTTCTAGAGATAATGCAGGATGTTCCAGCTTATAAATACCTAGGAAGAAAAAAGGAAGATGTTAAGGATACTGACGCCTTTGTAAAATTCTGTAATCAACTGGAACTTCCTTTCAAGACAGTTTCTATGTGTAATGAAGTATATACAAAAAATATAGACCGATTAGACTCTGTTACGCCTAAATCTATTATAGCAGGGGTCTTGTTATACGTTGTCAAATGTGAACTAAATCTCAGGCAGCCATCTAAGGCAAAAATATCACAGGTAGTTGACGTATGTATTCCCACTATCAATAAAGTGCTTAAAATTTTAGAATCGTAAATTTAGAATGTATTTAAAAAATAAAATCATACACATATAAACCATGATCGCTCTATTGATTGCATTGATATCATATGTTGTTAAACCCGTTATGTATCCAGTTTATAGAACGACCATTAAACCAAGGGGTAATTATGTTTATAACTCAGGTGGAGGATATGAAACCATGTTAGAATCATTGACGCCTCCTTCGGGAGGAGAACTAAGACTTTTGACCCACCTTAACGGTAATGCTTGGGCACAAAACTGGCTACTTCACATGGGTAGAAATTATACAGAACTATATGACGACCATTATCCAACTGAATGCGGCAATATGAAAGAAGCTTCGAATATTTACACGTCTGAGGAATATTTTTATTTCGGATTTTTCCCCAGGAGTAGTAAGTGTGGACAACATGAACCAAAGTATATGGCGCTCTTCGTTCTTCAGCCCAAACAAAGAGCTATGAATGCTAAACTAATCGTAGAAAATCCAAAGTATATCCACGAAGATACTATGCTAATCGATTTCGAAAACAGTCTTAGACAATTGTGTGACGAATCTTATGTGTTTTTTAAGTATGACGAACTCAAGAGACCGGGTCAGATTAGGTATTACTACGAGTGGACATTCACCAATTGAAATTAATTTAAAATGTTTGGTTTACTGTAATAATGGATGAAAAGGTTGTTAAAATAGAAGATTGTTGGATGACCAAAGAATATACCGAACATAACAAAGACAGAATAGAACAAAAATTATTACCACCCGGAGACGAGTTTATGGTTTATTTTTTAAGATTTTTATTATTCTGTGATCAATGTCACGACTTTTGTGAAGAGGCCGAAAGAAATAACTGGATATATAAGGTTAGTGGCAAAGACAAGATAAAGGAAAAAATTTACAATATAATAAAGGACGGATACGCACTAGATATACGAAGTTTAGGGGGCCTCACGGCAACTGAGCTTAATGGATATGGTATAGGACCAGATTCTATAGAATCAGCCTGGAAGAGTACTAGTGAAATGAAAAAAATAATAGATAACTTACTTATGAATGCATTTCGTATTAAGGTTGTAGGGTCAAGCGCCGGGGAAGCCCAAGATGGTTGTTCTATGGCTTCTAAAAGATTATTACAAAAAGTAGATTTAGTACCTGGGGCGGCTGCAACGGAAGATTCACCTTATATAATTGCAGTAGACGCCGATCAAAGTCGTTTTAAATTATCTACATTACTAAATTATATATGTGACATAACTATAGACAAAAAGATTCGCAGAGAAGTTAATTTATGTGATATGGCATCTACAAAATACGATTCGGCAAGTGGTTCTGGTGCACTAAATTTTATTAAAGCAATTAAGGCAAATTATGAAAATACAGATAATATAAAAATTAAAGACATTGTAGATACAACCGAATTAAAACTTACAGTCAAAGATACACCTATTATACATATCAAATATGAGATAGATACCAGTATTGGAGACAGAATTGACAGTGAAAATTGGAAAGAAAGAAGAAAAGCCATTATTAATGATGTTAAAAGCAATGAACACAAAACAGAACTTGCATTTTGGCCAGCAGCTAAAGAGAGTATATATAATGATATACTAAGTGAAGGAATTATAGTTCCTTATTCAAAACCTGGTACAAGTAAAGATAAAATGTATGAATGGAAAAGAAATAGAATTACACCGGGTGATTTAAAAAAACTAGGTCAAAAGTCTCCGAGTATAAAATTAAATATAATTAAGTTTTTCAGTAGAAAAGAAGAACAGTTTGCGGAATTAAATAACGTTATAAATTCCGAAAATTCGTCGGTATCGAGCTTAACATCTAATTATGATATAAATAATACTAGGTGGAAACCGGAGATTGGAATAGCTTCAGGTAAGGAATTAAATGATTTGTTTAACATTATGTGTTATAAAACCCTAGGAGATTTCGGACAAATACTAGAATACAATAGTTTAACAGGTAATTTAACACAATATAGGAGTTTATTTATAACCTTTGATACCATCTGTTCTAGAATAAGTTCGTTGTTTAATAGATATACAATTTTCGAGTCCTCTGCTGTTGAAGAACAGGGTGTTACTATGTTTTTACCTGAATATATAAATACTGCAATATTGGGTGTACAAAACCTAGCGCGAGCTCATGATGCTGCAGATGGGTTATTGACTTTATCAAGAAAGCGCCAGAACATCGACATATCATCGAGCTTCGGTAAAAAGAAGAAAGTGTCAATTAGGAATACATCCACTATGGTTCTAAAAGCCAAATTAAAGCTAGTTGGGATTCCACTGTCTAAGGTTATAAGAGGAAAGCGTATGAAGTTAACAAGAAAACAATTAGAACTGAGAGCTGAGGCATTTAAGAAACTACAAATGAGATGCCAAAAGAAAGGCATTAGCCTTACATACGTTTCTAAGAAAAAAGGCCGCACATTTAAGTCTGTTAAAAGACTTCTTAGTGACATGAAAAGAAAACCGAAAACTAAAACGAAAACTAAAACGAAATCTAAAACGAAATGGGGATGATCCGGGTCGAAGCCTGCGTCAAAGACAAGGACGATGAACATGTCTCGCGCAAGCTTCGGATGATCTTCAAAGCCCGGAGAGTCCAAGTTCGGATGATCCGCGCTTCCCGCGAGTATCTAAATAAATTCAGTAAGAATTCTGAATGAAGACATCAAGATAAATTAGTCTCTTGAGGTTTGAGAAAGAATTCAATTAAATTAAATTTAAAAAAAAACATATGTATTTTTATAAATAGAAATGAGAAATACATTAAGTTATCGAACGGAATATAATGAAGATGAAAATGAAAATGTGATCGTGGATGGTGTAGAAAAAAAACAAAAAGGCAACCCACTTATGCTGATCCCGTTCCTCTTGATTGTGCTTTTAATTGTGGCTGGCAACCTTTGGTTCTGGTATTGGGTCTTCAAGAATGTGTTTGCTCTTATAAAAGGTAAGTAGAAATCTAAAAAGTTAACCTATTAAACATTAAAAAAAAAACATATGTAGTTTTATAACAGACATGAGAAATACATTAAGTTATCGAAATGAATATAATGGGCAAGGCAGAGGCCCCGAATATAATCTGAACTACAGCGAGGCAGAATTAGAGGATAGGCGCAAGTTCTACCAAAAGGGCAAACTTGCTCTCTTATTGGTCATCCTGCTTATGTTTTTAGGTGCGGGCGGCACCATTTGGTTCTGGTATTGGGTCTTCAAGAATGTGTTTGCCTATATAAAAAAGATGTAAGTTAATAAAATAAATAAAAATCGGGTCTAATAAGTAATAAGTAATGGAAGTCGTTTTAATCCCTATTTATTTTTTATTGGTAATCTCTTATCTAATTATGATCCCATCTGCAACTGCGTCATGGTACTCTCAATGTTTTAAATTACCTTTTATTCAGGGAGTTGGTATAGCAGCCTCTCCAATTATAGCAGGTATTATTATTCAAGCATTAAAGACCGAGGTGGCCGACGGAGAGTGGCGGCCTGGTCTGGGGACACTCGGTGAGACAGTTATGGAACATACAGATGCGTCTTGGGCTGTACAGAATATTTATATTTTTGCAATGGCATCGCTTCTAACATATGGTGTATATAAACAAGTAATGGGAAAATGCAATTTAGGGTATCGTTAAAAAAATCTAAAGTTTTTATAAAATTTTATTATAAAATAAATATAAATACTTTATTATAAATCATGTACAGTAGTAAAAGTTATAAAACAGGGCCCGGTGAGCCTCATGTAGATAATAAACCAAAACAACCCTCACGACGTATTCATAGCGGGGTTAAAAAGGGTAAAACTCTTTATGGTAAGGAAACGCGTTTGAGCAAGCAGGAACCGCGTTTAAGCAAGATGGAGGGCGACGAAGAGATGTGCAACCATCTTGGGGACTTGTGTTGGGAAAAAGATCGCTGCGATGCGTGCAGAGACTTCGAAAATGAATGCGGGCACATCTATGATGGCCCCGCCGGTGGGCCTGCATGCGCTACTTACCAGCTTGCGAACGCCAATCAAGTCGCCGCTCAGGCCGCCAACCGCATGGAGGAGATTACCAAAGCAGTAGGGAACACCAACAGCATACAGGAGATTACCAAAGCAGTAGGGAACACCTCATACGGACCCGGTTATCAATTACCGGGCGACCTATCCATTGTAGCGGGGCCGACTGCGATCGAAAAAAATGCGATGATGCTCAATGACCGTGCCACATTTCAGAGATTCTTAGATAACGACCCTGACTTCGTTCGCAAAAACTACAAAAACTACATGAGTCTCTCTGATGAAATTAATTCAACGAATGCGAAAACACAGTATAGCTGTTCCTATGACCCCGAAAATCGGCTTACGACGCCGATTGTTAGGGGGGATTTCAGCGGAAAAAGAAGTATAACCGATACGGCCATTCATATGATTAATTGTAGCCGTGATCGTGTAGTTAGAATGCAGGTCCAGGCCGATAAAAGTATTGGAGAAGTTGCGTTCCCGACGGGTACGGAGAATCACCCTAATACTATAAATGCGGTGGTGAGAACTAAGAGAGAAAAATGTAAGCTTAGAAACATGATAAGTGCTATGGCGTTCGATGATCTTTTTGTTATGTTCGATACATATGGAATTAATCAACGGGATGCCATCAACATCCTCAAACCAAAAATGAATGTGGTAAAACTTGAGAATAACCTGGGCTACAACGTGGAATACTCCCGTGACATTCGCGCGCAGGACACCCCTAATTTATGTAGTCTAAAAGAAGACATGGATTATATCGCGTCTAAGCAGCCTATCGCGATGGGGTCGCCGCCGCTCACCGGCGGTGAAGTTAATCATTGGAAGAGGCGTGCTATATATAAATCTGAATGCGAAAACAACCCTATGCACATAATGAAGCACGCGGAGGCGTGCTTCGGTGCGGGTATGCAACTTATTGCGTCTGGGGTTGGAATTCCTAAGGGTATGCAGGCTTACCCCAGTCCTCACAACGCGCAACCGAGGGCGATGGTACAGAGTGTCATGGCGGCCAAGGACCCCGCGACAATGGAGAGCACGAGTAACAAAGCCTTCACGACCTGTGGGCCATCAGTGTGCCCCCCCTGCGCCACCACCGACGCCGCCCAGCGCATCGCCGCCCAGGCCGCCGCCCGCGCCTCCTCCCTCACCAATGATGTCTTAGCGACATCTAAACTGTTTGACCTAGTGTCTTTCTTGGAACAACCGAATCAGAGTAGCGCGCCCGTGATCTTCGGCGACCCTGACTACAACGCCGACCGCGGCGAGGAAGCCAATTACAGAACCATGAGTTTCCCAAAATCTCTTTTTAGGACACAGCAGATTGAGTGCGCGAGCGACCACTTGAAAGGGCTGGACTTTCCCGATATACACGCGAACATAATATCAAACCAGTTCAAAACTTACGGAAAGATGAAATTTTTTGGGCATAAAGTACTAGGTTGGGACTATAACATGGATGCCCCCAACCCAGGCAATGCGTGCAACCGCGGAGAGCACGTGATAACTGCCACCACTGACCAAGTTTCAAGTATTAAACTGAGATATGTAAGAAGGTTTTTTTATGTTTACTACGGCTTACTTATCAAGGAGATCGGGTCCGTAAAGAGCGAGCTTCTAAAAAATGCGATGAGGTATAAGACGTCGGTTCTAAACCGCCAATCCGCAAACACCGCCGAGGAGATCTTCGAGCTGGATGCTTCTATAGCCGATGCTGAGCGTTTCGCTCCCATCGCAGAAACTTTTTTTGGCTATGCGGTTCATTATCACCTAACTAATTTAGCTTTGCTGAATTCGAGGCTAATAGACATGGGAGGCGCGGGTGTAGACAATAAACTTTTCGAAGTAATTGTTGCGCAGCGCGAATCATACTTGGAGGAAGTTGATAAGCAGGGTGAAAGCGCGGAGTCGCTGATGGCGGCGGCAAGGCGAGGGCAGCAGCCGGACTACGCTATAGGTGTAGGTGGCGATGGCGGCGGTGGCGGAGAACTTCCGAGTGTAGGCGGGGCGTTGAACGCCTTCCCCAGCCCACCATCTGAAGCCGAAACACAACAATTTAAAACACTAGCGAAGGCTGTGATAGTTACACTAATTAGAGATCAGAGCCCCCCTCAAATGCTTTTTGAGATGGCATTCGGCATGGACTACGTCTCCACACGCCAGGAAATTGGCCAGGAAATTGGTATAGACTGGAACCACAGCACAAAATGGTCTGTAATAATCCAGGCGTTCATGAACTCCTGGGACGCAGAAGGAGCTGGTCGCGATCAGCCGTCTACAACGTGGATAAAAAATCAAATAATGACATGGAGTGGCTATATTTTAAGGCATATGGCCGAGGACGAAGAATGGATTATTTCTAAAATGGGGGAATTATTAACCGGGAAATATAGCAACAGTGAAGGCGTAATAATGGCTTCTCAATTTCTTACGATCCTTGGTAAATCGGTTGGTCTAACTCGCGCACAAGCCGTGCAGGACGTCCAAGAAGCATCGGGGATAGTAACTGATTTGGAGGGTAACACCGCAGCCCTGCATTCACAAATTGCACGCCTCCAGGCTCAGAAGCAAGAGTTGATGGACCGCGAGTTCGAGACGGCTGCGGAGACAGCCTTAGCCTTGGTGGCTGCGGGCGGCGCTGCGGGGGAGACTGATGGTACATTACAGCAAATTTCCACTTCCTGGACAAACTTTATGACGTCCGTGGGGGGTGACATACCCGAGCCCCCATTCGAGGACGGAGGTATTAGTTCTGAGATAGACTACGTAAAAACTAAATTAGTAGAGAAACATGATGAGATGGATAGGCTAGATGAATTGGTGACCACCATGGAGGCGGATCTTGTTACAGCAAGGGCCAATCTTGTTACAGCGCAATCTAATGTAACTAGAATAGATGCTGATCTTGTTACAGCAAACGCTGATCTTGTTACAGCAAACGCTGATCTTGCTACAGCAAATGCATCTGTTGGTTCATCAAATATCATTATTACCGATTTGATAGACAACCCAGATTGTTCCGTGGCAGAAGCTAATGCGCGAGATCTACTATCAGGTCAAATCACTGCGTTGGAAGGCACTATAGAAACCCAGTCCGAAACACTTAAAACGCGACTAGACAAAATCAATGAACTAGAGGCGGGCACGGTAGAAGTAGGCGATGTCGCCGCCGACGCAGCTGCCGCCACCACCGAGACGGACATATATAAAGATAAATTAAAAAAAGCAAAAGAAACATCAGAGGCCGCCATCAAACAAAAGAATATGATTATCATAGGTCTTGCGGTTTTTATACTCATATTGATCATAGTTGTAGTCGTGAAGTGAGTTTTATCTATTTCGAATATTATTCCATAAATATTATAAACATAAATAAATTTGTTATGTTTATAATAATAAATGGATTGCATACAATATTATTATAAAAATCCAGAGGATAGAGATAAATATCATATAAAATGTGAAAATATGAAATTTAAAAATCTAAATGATTTAGAAAATTTTAACAATGCAGATCTTCTGGAATTTGTAAATGAGATTTATTCAGACGATGCATTTGTAGAGGATAGTCCTTTTACATTTTCAGATAATTATATAAATCTTGAAAATGATGATATATGTAAGACAACAGATATGTCTCTGGGTCCGCAGCAAAAATTTATGGGTCAAATAATGGGTCCATCTAGCAACTTTAATAACTTACTTGTATATCATGGTCTAGGTTCTGGAAAAACGTGTACATCTATAGTAGTTGCAGAATCTCTAAAGAATGCTACAAATCACCGGATAATATACGCGGTCCCTGCCCCACTTATAGATCAATACTATGAGGAAATTTCAGGTGAAATACGCAATGGAACGTTTTCTTCATGTCCTTCATTTTGTTTGATAAAACAAGGGGACGGCAAATTAGAAAGGGACATTTATGTATCCGAGAATAAAAACTCTCTTCTCATTAAAAAACAAAAAGTACTAGAATCTGAAATAGCAAAAATGTATAAAATTGAAGTTATGATTAATAATGGTGATAACTCGGCTATTTTAGCTAAACAATTTAAAAATCAGGAAAACGAGGTTTCTAGATTAACACTTGAGCTCAGAAACTACCAGGAAACAATTCGGGGAAATATAATCAGAACCTTTGAAATTATTAGTCATAATAAATTCATCGAATCATTATATAAAACTGGAAAAAATGGACAATTTATTAAAAATGATAGACTTTTGAACGATTCTGGGTTATTTAGAGAAAATGGGTTATTAATAATAGACGAAATACAAAGACTAGTAAGTGCGGGCGGGACATTCTATAAAAAATTATACGACTCTATAAGATATTATTTTCATCCAAACTTAAAATTAGTTCTTATGTCTGCAACACCCATATACGATAATCCATATGAATTGGCTCTAACAATTAATCTGTTGCGCCCCAGGATTCCATTCCCCATAAAGGAAATAGATTTTTATAAGTATTTCATAGGTGAGAAAAAAATAGTAGGGGGAGAAGAAGTATGTGATAAACAATCTAAGACTTCTACATGGATTAAAGAAAATTCATGTGTAATAAATACCGAACTAATTCGTTACATTTGCTCGGGGTATATTTCTTATTTCAAGGGGGGTAACCCAAATGCTTATCCCTACAAGAGAATTATAACAATTCAACACCCGTTTTCAAATAAACACAAGCTCGATTACATAGATGCACTTTATTCAGATATTTCAAAAGACAAACAATTATCAAAACCAGACGACGAAACGGGTAATAGCAACTACGAAAATGTACTGTTAGGAAATTATGACAATACAGAAGATGATAAGATAACTGGGATGTTTGTAACTAGTCAACAATATTCTAACATAACACTCCCTAAAATAGGAGAAACTGTAAATAAAACCCTTGCAGATAAAAAAACCGCTTTACAAACTTTTAGACAAAATCTTAGATCTATTAAAGGCTCAAATACAGACATTATACAATACGTTAAAACTATTTCTGTTAAATTTGCATCTATAATAGAATTGACACTGAGCAGTAAAGGACCTGTGTTTATATTCTCAAATTGGCTTAAGTATGGGGTCGAACCCCTCGCTATCATTTTAGAAGCTCTCGGTTTTATAAATTTTCAGGGCGATAACAATAAAGCAGCTAATAAATATTTTATATGGAGTTCAGAAACTAAATCTAAGGATCCCACAGGGGCTTTAATAAAACGGGCTAGAAATACATTTAATTCTCCAGAGAATTCAGACGGAAAATTGCTTAAGGTTATTTTAGGAACAAGATCCGTTATGGAAGGAGTGTCTTTTAAGAATGTAAGACAAGTTCATATAACAGACCCTTGGTGGAACGAATCTAGAATCGAACAAATTCTTGCTCGGGCGTCTAGGTATTGCAGTCATTCTGGATTACCAAAAGAAGAACAGTTTGTTGATATATATAGACACTATTCTATCTTCCCAGGGGAAGGGGAAGACGATGACGCAAATAAGAAAATAGGTAACTGGAAAAATTTAGCAGTTGATAGCATAGATCAAAAAATGTTGCAATCGTCTATTAAAAAATACGCAATCAATAATGACTTCGAAAAAATAATTAAAAGCTGTTCTATAGATTGTAATATAAATAAAAATGGCAATATAGTAAGGCTAGAGGAACATTGTATTCCGGTAAGAGGAGGAATGTATCAGATTTACTATAAGAACCCGTCAAACGGTCGAATGTACATCAGGGAGGGAATACCTGATCTAGTTCAATTCAGTCAAATTTACGAAAGAGAATTTACATTCCCAAGAAACGATCTTCCTATTAAATTTATAGAGGCCGGCTTTCAGTCCGGGCAGGAAACAAATATGATTACTCCATATTCTGACTCAGAAATATTATACGACACAGATATAAATAAGGATTTAAATATGATGGAAAATATAATACCATGGACTTCTCAAAAAACATTTAAGGAACTTGATATAGACGCGTCTGTAATGAAGTATATGATAAATTTACATGGTAATTTTAAGATGATACCAGCTCTTAGAAAAATTTATTTAAACGAAACGGGAAGTACAACAATAACATTCAAAGATGATTACAAGTTAAAAGATAATCTCGTAAAATGTATAAAATCACTTGCATCAAGTGATTTAGTATCAAAAGAAGTAAAACGGAAAATTGCAGACGACTTTTATCAGGATTCACAAAAGGAAAAAATAAATAAAAAGGTTATGGAATTAATATATACATACGGAGCTTATCCGGAAACACATCTAGAGGAATTATTGCTTATTGGTATTAACAACCCAAGAATTGTAAATGAAGCCCATGAAATGTATAAAAATAAAACTAAAAATAAAATGTAAATGTAAAAGTAAATAACAAATGAGTTCATCCACATTAAAATTTTTTGACAACCTAACAACCGAGAGTATAATAAACTGGATGATCACTAATTTGTCTGACGACCAGATAAAGATGTGTTTAAATAAAAGTGGCATCCCTGATATTTCATCTATATCACCCACTTCTTCACCCGGGGCTGGGTCTTCGAGTGATCCAATTGGTTCTAGGTCTTCATCTCCTATACCCAGTCAATCACCCCCGTCAGACGACGACTATAAAGATATTCTTATGGAATTGTATACTAAATGTAATTCTAAGGGGTACGTAATCAAGAGTGCGAATAATTACAATATCGAATATTATAGATTTAAAGAACTAGAACCCGGTGACGCTCAGGTTGGACTCCGTACGGTAGATGAGGGGGAAGCTACCTGGGTATATATAAAGAGTGACATGGCCACATTTAAAGAGCTACAGTCGTGTAACGATGAAATATCCACAGATGAAATGGAGGCATTTGAGTTTTTAAAGGATGAATATAGTAAAAATTATATGCCAGCCCCACCTGAAGTAATTGGCGCGGCAATGGAATATTCTAAGTTAGATTTTGAACCACCCATAGACACTTCTATGGAGGATACAGTCAGTTCTGATACTCCAAGATTTGCACCTCTAACTGATGTAATGATGAAGGCATTGAATACACAAAAAAAGTCTGGCAGCTGGATGAGGGAGACTTTCCCAGAGATAAACGACGAATCTGTTAGGATGTGGCCAATATTCTTAATCGGTTCAGAAGATAAGAGATTAACCTATATAAAACCAGTTGTTAGAAATGAGTCAATATCTTTCGTAGAAGGTACCATGTTAGCCGCCGTTATAAATACTGTAGCAAAAAAGGCCTCTAAAGAGTTTTATGAAGAAGTAAGTAAACAGGGAATAAGTGGAGACATTATAACTAGACTTAATGAAGCGCTTAAAGATCAACCCGAATATATTATACGATCGATAGAATTTAATTATAACGAAGATAATCACAGGGCTTTATTCGGGGATAATTATTTTGGCGAAGAAGATGAACAACAGTTCGGCAAAGAACTTGAATATAGTTGCGGAGGAGACGATTCCAGTCATTATGGAAACGATCCGGACTATAGTTGCGGAGGAGACGATTCCAGTCATTATGGGGATGAAAATGACGATACAAACTTTGGAGGGAAAAAAAATAAAATTGCAAACACGTTTAATATGTCATCGATGTACGAGGGGTTAGACGATGATATGGATCAAGACAATTCGAGACTACCCGACGTTCCTCGACCTATGATAACCGGGTTATCTAGCGGAATTAAAAAAAATAAAAAGGTTAGTGAAATGACTATACAGGAGATAGAAGAACGTATGCTTAAACAGCACGGACCTAGATACTTGAAAGACTTTAAGCCTGAAAAATACAGAGCAAAAACGGGTCATATCAACGTCCGTTATGTAAAAAGAAGTAAATGTGTAAGTACATCAGAATGTACTTGTACGTCTAGAGTCATGGACGACTCTAGTTTCGGCGATACCGGCGGAGATTGCGCTGCATGTACAATGTCAAAATATGGGATCGCATTAGATAGCGGAGATGTATTTTCTGAATTTAATACAGGATTTGGCGATCAGGGCGAAGAATTGTTGTTTTAGTTTATTTATCTCCTAGGGAGCTTCTTCTTGCCTATACGCCCCTTTTTTAGAGATTTTACTAAAGAAGATACTGTAGGTTCTAAACTCATATCTTCTAGTTCGTCCATTAATTTTTTAGAATCTAATTCAGTTGCGAAGTCAATCATTTTAGCTCTTCTAGAGTTAATAATGGCTCTATTTATTTCATATTCCCTGTTATACGCGTCTAATAAATTAGAAAACCTGTCGTTTATAATATTTACCCAGGTGCTATAATGAACATTTACATGTCCGTGAAAAATTTCGTCAGAATAAAAGAATGTAGTCAATAAATTTAAAAATTTTGGAACCTCGGATTGTATCTTATTTTCTATTGGTATACCAGGTTTGAAAATGTAACCATTTTGAAGCATCCGAATTATATGATTTGCTGCGCGTTCCATCGTTATATAACTTTACTCATATTTTTATTTAATAATATTTATTTTTAGCAATTTATATAATAGCTAAACAAATTTAAAAAAATGACTAATATTATAATATTATACTAAATGTACCTAGAAGTATCTTACATTGGATCAGCATGTGGTAAAAATAGATACGAACCAACTAGTAAAACTATACTTCTTCTATTAGCCAGGCATAGTCCAGAATTAATAAAACATCTTTTATTTCAATACGGTATTATAGTAGAATCAGATGACGATAAGGTATATGACACTGAACTTAAGAATATATATTCAGTTTTTAAGAAAAATATAAAAGATGTCTCTACGGCAGAGAATGTTAAAGACGAGATAATTAAAAAGTTAAAATCCGAGAATAAAGAAATGACCGACGAAGACATTTCTGTAGCGAATAACTTTTTAGAATCTTCAATAAAAAAAGACTGCGGAAATAACAATGAAAGTTCTGTAATTCAATCTAAAATGTATACCAAGGGTAATAATTTTATGCATAGGAAAAACCCATGGGACCAATTACCCCATTGGGAGCTTAGAGGATTTCACGATGCTTCTCACGGAGACACTGTTATTGAGATTAAAACTAGGATGAAAAGAATTAATGTTAGGAAAAACGAGTACGATCTTTATCAATTGTTTGGTTATCTATTAGTAATGGATAAGACAAAGGGTAAAATAGTTCAAAAGTTTCAAGATGAAATCTTTGACTCCGACACTGAAAATTCCGAAGAATTTGGGATTATAGACATTTCATTAGATAAATGGGCTACTAAATTTAATAAATTTAAACAGGAATTGTATTCTTTCTTTGAAACAGTTGACGCCATTTGTAATGACATAAACTATAACATCCATGATTATATGGTTAATTTTAAGAATGTAGTTAATAGGTCTAATGATTTTCCTATTGCAAAGATATACAATGGAGTACCTAGAAATGTAAACAATAACTACGAAAAACTTATTAAAACTCTATTTTAGAATTTTTTTGCCATCCTCTGTTATAATGTTTAATATTGGGTCTTGACCCGATTTTTGTATTATTTCAAGTGCTTGTAATTTCTTATTTTCTATTTCGCCCCCGAATGCCCTAGATAGAGAAACGTCTGTTCTTATTAACATTTTTTTACATGCTGTATTTATACTGGAATAAGTAGAATGTCCCATGACTACATGTTTAACATTAAGAAACTTATCTAATTGTTTACGTATTTTGTTACAATTAGTAATTGAAAGAGTTTTATCTTCTGAATAAACTCTAGAAAACACTGGATTATCTCTACCAGTATTTTCTAGATATTGAGGTACTTTACCTTTACCCATTAACCATTTAGACACGTCAGAATTAATTTTATATATGTCCACTTTCCCAGTTTCTTGATCTATATTAGATCTTATCAATGCATCGGTTATAGAACCATGAATAAATAAAAATTCCCCAGCCTGTAGAATTAATGGCCTCGTACGACCAAGCAATGAACCCCCGGTATTTCCAGGCTGTAAAAATGTCGTCCTATCTATATTATGAAATTTGAACACGTCTATGTCTATTTTTTTAACATAATCTCTTATAAATTGCTCGTCTCCTTTAAAGTAGTATGGATAAAGCTCATGATTTCCTAGAATAGATATGACGCGTCCTCCGGTTAATTTTGCCTGGGAGTCTAACATAAGTATGTATAAAATTATCTCAAGTTCGCCACTCTCTTGTAGATATGTTTTACTTATTCGGACACCGGGTCTTTTACCGTCTAACGTGTCTCCCAATTGTATAACATATGTTTCCCCTCCTATCCAATTTCCTCGTTTATCTATAACCTTGCACATATAAAGAATTCTTTTAAATATTTTAAAGTCTCCATGTATGTCACCAATGGAAACTATCCTATTAAAGTTCATTATAATAACGATTTATTTTTTAAATATTTTATTAATTTCATCATCGGGGGGAAGTCCCACAGAAACTTTATCTCCGTGGAATACAGTGGGGAAAAATAAACCAACATCCTTACTATCTACAATGTACTGAGCTATAGTTTTGTTAACCGAATCTCTTTCAGTAAGCGGCATATCTGTAAATCCTGAATTAAATGTAAGTGATGAATCTGGATTAAATATAACGATTGTATAATCTTTGTAGTCGGTTAGTTTATCTTTTATCAATGTGCAATAGGGGCAATTTTCCCTACTCAATACAATTACTTTATCTGTTAAAAGGGGCACAGACTTAATATCACCCACCTGCAATTTTTTTGGGGGTTTTTCGTATTTAGAGAATTTAGTAAATGCAGTCATGGTGCAATATACTAAAAGCGCGGAACAGATTACTATTACAATCGAAATAACAATTTCCAGCATTTATTTAGTATATTGATATTAAATTTTACAATAAAAAACACAGAATAGGATATTTTAATATACGGTTTTATATAAGAGATGAACTTACTTATCACAGAGGATATTAACTGGGATAATTTTGCGATAGTTTCTAAATATATCTCAAATAACTACTTATCGGAGGATGTAAATATCAATCATGTATACGGAAAGAAACTTCAATTTATAAGTAACATTTGTAACAAACAGATGTTTAGGATGTTGCGAAGGTCTATTAACATTGAAAACCCTTGTGAATCAATTTATGATATCATTAAGAATATGGATATATGTATAGTTTTTCATAACTTCATTGAATATGACACACTATCCTCGTTTGTTATAGATACATGTAAAGAAAACAATATACCATGTATTATAATAAGCGAACACGCGAAGGGCTATTACTTCAATGGAGAAATATGTGATATAAAATTTAAAAACATAATAAAAAATATTAATACAGGGGATCGCGTGAAAGAATTTATAAGATTAGATAGGCAATTTAATCCTCAAGAACTTTCATTTCAACCAAAATCTGTTAGTGATATGATAATTAAACTGAGGCATAATTACGAACAGGTTGAGAGTAGACGCAAAAATAAAGAAATGTCTTTAATTAATCCATTCATTGGAAATTGCTCGAACAATAAACAAATTGCATATATCGATTACATGAGAGATAAGAAAAAATGGTTAAAAGAGGTTATTCCCAGGTCGTAAAATTATTATGACTGAGTTGATTTCTAGATGTATTAATCCCATCTTTATACATCTCAAATATAATAGTTGATGTCAATATATTATCTATATTTAAAATATCTCGGAACTCTAATTTACCCTGGCATTCTATAGTATATAAACTATTTGGTAACGAATCATCTCTCATCGTATTCATAACTTTTCCTACGTAAGTAGTTGAATAATTATTCTTTAATATAATACTATAACCCATTATGAAAATATCCATCGGGGGGGAACCTAGTATATTTTTTACACACCCGTCAATATAATAATTTTCGCCAATTTTCTTGGGTGGGAATATGAATGGAACACTCATTGACGCAATTACGGCGTCTTTTAATTTAATTTCTGGATAATCTTTTTTGTTAAAGTTAATATATTCATATGTAGTTAAACTAGCGGAGTATATATTTATATCTACATTGTATTTTTCTACAAATTCGCCTATTGTTATTGTGTCGTGATTTTCTATATAAGATGTTAATGTATTTAGTAAAGTATTATTTAATATAGAATTATTTGTTTTAATATTAGAAAAATCGTATTGTATGAGTTCTTTTGTATCAATTTCCATAAGCATTGATAATATTTTCTTAGGGGAAATCCCTGTTATATACAGTATACCTATTAGCGCACCTATTGAACACCCGTAAAATCGTTTTAAATCAAGTAAAGAATTTGAATGAAGATATTCTAATGCACCTACGAACATTACTCCGTCTATTCCAGCCCCGCCAATACAAAGATCGTTCATTTAATAAGTTAGGAATGTTTTATTAATTAAGATCTTTACGTATTTATCCCTAAAATTGCTTTGTAAAAAGTCATTTTTAGCTCCCCAGTCCTCATGATGACCATAGTCTTGAACTAAAGAATGTGAAAGTTCGTGCAACAGGGAATTGATTATTTCATCGGCGCTTATTGGGGTTCCACTGGCGTTGTATAATTTAAAGCCAAGTTCTCTACCCTTATCGTAATTCCACGCCATTAAATTTGGGTCCATATCTATCAACTCTATATAACTTGTATTCTGTAATTTCGCCTTTAGTCTCTTAGAATCTTCTTGTAGTATATTTTCATCATATATTAAATCGACTGATATATCTCTAAGGACATCTAATATTTCAGCGGTCTGTGTGTCTCTAGACCTGTATCGCCTTCCTGAACTGGCTACATGAGATTTATTACACTTAGAATAGAAAAATCCAGCTATTATTAAAAAAATAATAAAATATATTAGTAACATCGTTCTTATTATGATAGATATATTATTATTTTTTTTAGGTCTTAAATCATGGGAAGTAAATTTTTTCCCAGTTAAGAAATATATAATAGACACTAGCACGAAGTCTAGTCTGAAAAATATAAAAACCGTGAATACATTAAAACTTATAGCAGATGAAACCCCATCTCCTCAGATGGCTACATATAAAATTAAAAGAAATAAGGACCCTACACGCAAAGATAAAGTGTTTTACCTAATATACACATTGTATTCGATCATGATATTTTTATTATTATCGGTTCAGCCACTATATACTCTATATAAATTTACACAGGGTTTATCTGATTTGAAATTTTTGAGCTCCTTTTTAACTCATTTAAACATCCCTTTGATATATTCATGGGAAAAATATTACTTTAGGTCCGACCATTTACATAAGATAATGAAATGCGAAAAGATTAAAACTGGTCTTATAACATCATTTGCCGGATTTAGTATAATAATAAATTTCTTAGATATTACATCATTCTATAATAGTTATTATTGGACAGACCTCTTTAATAACGGAATTTTATTTTTTACTATTATCATAATAGAGTGGATATACTCAAGGCTGGTGGTATTTTTATATGCATTCTCATTTGTATTTGTAATGAATTCCCATATATCAGCGTTCAGAATATTTATATCAGAATTAAAAGATAACGAATGGTGTATAGAAAGCGACCGACCCCTTACATCAATACTAAAAGGTGTGGTTATTATTAGAAGAAACATAGAAACTACTATTTCTTATTATAATGATATAATATCTGTAACTACTCTTCTAGGCGGAGCTTCATTGGCTATTTTTATACGAGATCTTATTCCGACGGATATAGAATATATAATGGAGGTCGAGTTTGAAGACCATGATAGATATCTTATACACCCAGGAATTGTATATATATCATGTCAGTTGTCATTGCTTATATACATGACAAAATATGCAATGCAGCGAAATAGGGTGTTAAAATATATAAAATCTATTGAATTTATAAACAAATTCTTATCCAAGATACCCGATGAAAAAATACATTCAAAAACAAATGGAAAGCTAGACGTAGTCGCTTTAAATATAGCAGATTCATCTTCTACAACACTTGACTGGATTATACTTGGAAATATACTATCTGAACACTGGCTAGATTTTACTATTTTTGGAATATCTACGTCGGATGGGGGGTTAATAAAAAAAAGTATAACATTTGGTTCGGCATTCTTATTCGCTATTAGTTTCTTTGAATTATAATTAACTTAAATAGATGAAACATATAGATATAAGATATGTTATCATTTAAAAGAGAACAGGATACAATAGAGAGAAAAGAATTAATCTACCAAGTATTATCATGGGATGCATTTGATGAAGAAATAGAAAAAGACATTTCGGACGACGAAGAAGAAGACCAAAACGTTTCCGATAAAAGATATCACATTTATTCATTTGGTGTAAACGAATCGGGGGAATCAGTATGTGTCAGATTTGAATCATATAGACCCTATTTTTTTGCTTTGGTACCAGAAAAATATCAATTGACGTTTAATATGTATTCTAAAAACGAAGTAGAACGGTTTATTCGCAACAAGCTATATAAGTCTAGAGACGATCTTATATCGGTCGATATAGTAGAGCGTAAGAAATACAAAGGATTTACAAATAATAAGAAATTTAAGTTCTTAAGATTTGTATGTAAAAATCTATATACATTTAATAGGATAAGATACATCCTAAATCCTAAAGAAAAGTCAAGACTTCCTAAAATTTCTACAATAGACAAGATATGTCCTTTAAAATTTGATCTATACGAGTCAAATATTGACCCGTATCTGAGATTCACACATAAGATGGATATTAAAATGGCTGGATGGATAACTGTTAAAAATATCACCCAGGATATAGAAATGTCTAGATGTCAACATAGTTACATTTGTCACTACAATAATGCAAAACCTTATGAAAAACTGGAAATTTGTAATATGACTATTGGTTCCTGGGATATTGAGGCGTTTTCACACTCTTCTCGTTATGAAAATACAAACGAGTTTCCCAATCCAGAAAACCCACTAGACATTATTACACAAATTGGAACAAGTTTGTATAAATTCGGAACAAGGGAAAAAATAAAGCACGTTGTCACCATAAAAAGCCCAATAGATAATACGTGTGACCCAGTGGACGGGGTTATTATCGAGGCTTACAATTCGGAAAAAGAACTCATAGAAGGTTGGGTAAAGTTCATTAGAGACACAGACCCAGACATCTTAGTTCAATACAACGGCTATGGCTTCGACTGGGCATACGTTTACGCTAGGGCTAAAGTCCTCAACATCGAATATATTCTACAGAATCTAAGTAGGGTAGATAGCAAACCGGCTGAATTTTTCGAAAGTAGGCTTAGCACATCTGCATACGGAGACAACACTATGAAGTACATGAAAACTTGCGGCATTACCCAACTAGACCTTATGTTTTTAATCAAGAAAGAACATAAACTCGAATCATATAAATTGAACAACGTTGCGGAGCATTTCATTGGGGAAAACAAAGATGACCTTAGCCCAGCAGATCTATTCAGATACAACACTTCTACAAAAGACAAAATAGCTTTAGTTGCAAAGTATTGCGCACAGGACTGTTGGCTACTCATCGAGTTAATTCTAAAACTTAGGATAATTACTAATATGATTGGTATGTCTAATATCACTATGGTATCTATGCAGGACCTAGAGCTCCGAGGACAGCAGATTAGAGTTCATACTCAAATCGCATACGAGACAAAAAAGGAAAATTTTCTTATACCAACAACAGATTATAAACCGGCCGGCGAGGCAGACGAAGATGACAATTTTGTGGGTGCTACTGTACTGGATGCAACCCCAGGAGCTCATTTTGAACCTATAGCGGGTCTTGATTTTGCTAGTCTCTACCCATCTATTATGATCGCTCACAATTATGACTATTCCACTATTGTAGATGACCCAGAATTTGACAATCTAGAAGACTGTACTTATGAGTCTATTGACTGGGGAGACGGTCCCGTAAAGTTTGCACAGAATCATCAGGGTATTATGCCAAAGATTCTACAGCGACTGTGGCTCGAAAGAAAAGACATCCGTAAACAAATGAAAATACTAAACCCCGATGACGATCTATACGCAGTTCTCAATGGGGTGCAACTGGCGATCAAGGTTTCTATGAATAGTATTTATGGGTTTACAGGTGCCAAATATGGACGTCTTCCAAATAAAAAAATTGCCGCGGCAGTAACGGCGAGTGGTAGAAATATGATTGCACATTCTAAAAAATGTGCCGAAGAATGGTACGACTGTGAAGTTGTTTACGGAGATACCGATTCTATATATGTAAAGTTCAATAGTGATTTAAAGGGTCAGGCTCATATGGATTATGTATTTAAAGTTGCCCCAGAATGTGCCGATAGAATATCGGCTACATTCAAGAAACCTATTGAACTAGAGTTTGAAAAGGTGATGTATCCTTTCATATTGTATTCTAAAAAGAGATACGCGAGTCTATTCTGGACAAATCCTCTAAAGTACGATTACATTGATTACAAAGGCATCCAAGTTGTAAGACGAGACAATTGTGCTTTCGTAAGAAACAATGCTAAAAAGATCTTTGAATACATTTTTCTAAACGAAAAGGTGCTAAACTACACATTTAAGTCTGTAGATGAACTTATTGAGACATCCAAGGACTTTGCTAGAGATAAAATCAGGATGTTGATAAATGGGGATGTTCCAATGAAAGAACTACTATTGTCAAAGTCCCTTAGAACTGGTTATGCATTTGATCGCAAGGCTATATGTAATGATTGCGCAAAAACATACTACGAACTTAACGTAGTTGGTAAAAAAGAAATGGACATAACTGTATTATGGAAGAAACCAAAAGATGATACCAACCAGAAAGAAACTGTTCTCCAAGATTTTCTTAAAAGAGAACACATTTGTCCCGGTTGTTCAAAGAATACAACATTTAAACAATGTCCAGCTAATCTACCCCATGTGGCATTGGCGCGTAAGAGAGTGGAAAGAGACAGAATGGATATAGTAAATTCAGGGGACAGAATTCCTTATGTCTTCGCAACATATGACAGTACTAAACAATTTGAAAAGGTGGAGGACCCTGAATATGTAAAAAAGAATGGCATACCTATTGATTATCTGTATTACTTTGAACATCAATTTAAGTCTGTAATTGAGACAATATTCACCCCAATGTTGAAAAATGTACCAGAATTGTGGTTAGATATAATCCCAGTAAAGCAGAGGAAAATTCGTGCAAAAAAAGTTAAGTAATTATATTAAAGAAATAAATCATTGTAAATAATACACTATGAAAGACGAGATATCACCAGGAAATCCGCTTTCTAAATTATATAAGTTACATTTCTTTTCCCCGGAGAAATGCAATGAAATAATTAAAAAAGCGTGCGACGCTAATTCGTGGACATCAAATAGACATTCTAATTACCCAACAACAGATATACCTCTTGGTGATATTAAAAACTTAGATATATATAAAGAAATAGATGAAATATCAAGCTTGTGTATGAATGCTTACAAATTAACCGGCACAATTAAAGCATTTGATCTATTTGTAGTTAAATATGATACAGACGGGCAAAGTTCGTTAAATATACATAGAGATAGTTCGGTTCTTTCTTTTGTATGTCTATTAAGCGACCCAGAAGATTTTGAAGGTGGTGGAACATATTATGAACATTATGACAAAACGGTTAAGCCGGGTAAGGGAGATGTATTATTCCACTGTGGTAAAATTCGCCATGGCGGCAATAAAATTACATCTGGAAAACGTTTTATATTAATTGGGTTTTTCGATGTTGTTAGCGAATCTATAAGGGATGGTGTGGCTGAAGAAAAAACCGGAACAAAGGAGTTGTCCAATAGTGTTTCGGATAAAAGAGCCATAGACTATGCATATAAACATAAAACTTTAAAAGATATCAAGGTTTATATTAAGATTATTAATATTTTGGAAAGGTCCGATAAATTGATAAATATAATGAAAATAATTGATAAGTTAGACATACCACCTACGTGGATAATTAATACACAGGTGGTATTAGCAGATAGAGGAAAAAATCATACTGCATACCCTAAGTGGAAAACAGATGAACGGTGTACTTTTCTCAGCAAAGACAAAACCGATAAATATTGGAATAGAGAAGTTACTAAAGGGGAAATAGGTTGTACGATTTCTCATTTAAGCGCTATCAATTCATGTAATCTTATAGATGGTGAATATCTTTTAATTTTAGAAGATGATGCAGTTTTTTACAGTGATTTGCTATATAGGATTGATCATTGTCTGAGAGGCGACCACGTGTGGGATATTTTAGACCTAGGTAGTACACAATGTTGGAACGACGAGCCAACAAAAATATCAGAATTTATTTTTAAACACGGATATAAATGGAATGCTGAATGTATACTTTATAACAAGGATGCAATTAGAAAACTCAGGGGTGTAGATATTAACAATAGGGTTATACCTTATGACGAATTTCTTCCGTGTGTATTGGGACATAATCCCCGAGAGGATATTAAAGACCTATTTAATGATATAGAGAAGTTGTATTCTGTTATTCCATACGAAGAAATGGCGTGGCAAGACGGCAGTGGGATATCAGATACAGTGGGTGACGAAACTGGGTGTAATAACACATATTCAAATGTATTTAAAAAATTAGATTATGATGCATGCGAAAACAATCATTGGAAGTTTAAAAATATAACAGATGATAGCGTATATAATATGTCTATTTTAACAAATAACGCAAATATATCCTCATGGAATTTTCAGATAAATAGTTTAAATCTAGGGGGATTTAATATAAATACAGATACATGGAAATTATATATAACAGATACAATTAAATTGGTTACAGTTTATTTAAAAACCGAGAATAGCTCTATTACATTTAGATGGAATAATATAACAGTAGATTTAATCGAAACTGTTGTAATTTTCCCATCTTATTTGGAGGTAAACATAGTAAACTGCGACGTCTATTTTGCAAATGGGTCTTCTTTTTATTAAAATAAATTTTACATAAAAAAATTCAATTTAAAAAAATAAATCATAATAATTTACATTACAATGAGCATGGAATCCAGGTTTACTTGTTTCAAAACAAAGCACAATCTCGATGAGTCTGCTATGGAAGAACTTCTTAATCTTTTCAATGATTCGTTTATCGAGCTCGCGCATAGGCTACTAGAAAATTCTCCGAAGACCACATCCCCCAATGTTAAGAATTCAAAACCCGTCTCTTCGGGACAAAAAAAATGGGCTACCAAGATTGCGGCGGAATATGCAAGTGAAAACAATCTCACTCTAGACGACTTTGATAAAGAAAAAATCACAAAGAAGGATATCGACTTGTATATGAAGGAAGGGAAGGTTGTGAAGAAACTTCCGCAGATCAAAAGTAATAAAGAAGAAACTAAAGATGCAAAATGGTACGAAGCTGGCCCGGGGAAGTCCAAGGAAACCCATGGGAAGTGTTGCGGAATGAACAAGTCTGGAGATCCTTGTCTGAAGCAGGGGACTGTAAATCCAGAAAATTCTAAAAACTACTACTGCTTTAGGCATGCAGTTGACTGGAAAAACTTTGAAGTATCATCAGATTCTGATCTAGATGTAGAGGATTTGGAAGTAGTTAAAGTATGCGACGCTGACGAGGAGACATGTAATATTGTAGATTCTGAATAAATATAAAGCCATAAATTATTATAATATACATTATACATTATACAATATGAATTTTAAAACATACATAGAGAATAACCACACTACAATCGAAACATATTTTGATAAAATAATGACAGAGTGTAAAGATTTTGACGAATTACCACGTGAATTAGTAAAATGTAATTGCTGTGAACGACATAAAATCAATTTCCCCACTTTAGAGTGTAAACTACCTACGTCAAATAAACTTATTTCATCCGATAATACAACTAATAGTTGTGATTGTCCGTGTAGACATATAGCTAGACACACATGCAGAGAATGGGATGTACTAAACGAAGTTGAAGACATATATTCAGATGAAGAAATTTCAGAAGATTCAGATGAAGAGAATTCTTATAATTCAATGGATGATTTTATAGTAGAGGACGACGATAAGGAGTTTAAGTTTACAAAAACAGCCAGGAGAGAACTTAAAAATGCTATTGAATTATTTAAAAGTAAAAATATGCAAAAATAAATAATTATATAGTATTAATGGTGGTTATTGTATTAGTACTTATAACAGCGGTAGTTATATTTGCTTGCATTATTTACTTTCTTAAACCGGATAAAACAATGGAAAAATATATAAAAAATTATAATAATTTTGAAAATGCAATTATTTACAATTTTGAGTCAGGAGACGGTGGTCTAGGTGATTATATTAAGTTTTTTATGCTAACATTGACATATTGTATGAACAATAATATAAGATTCTATTATAAAATAAACAACACAAACCTTGAAAAATATATAAGACTCAAATACAATGAAATGATTATTACAGAAGAACAAATATCAAGTCTAAAAAATTATAAAATTCAAATCCCGAAAGATTGGTATATGGAGTTTGGCGAAGAAACCGAGGAAAAAAGTTATTATAATTATAATGTAAATTTAGACGACGTATTTTATTTTGATAAAAGTGTAAAACAAAATGTCAATAACATAGTACCATCATTACCAAATAATTACATTTCAATACATTTGAGGATGGGAGATAATTTTTTAGAGCGCCCTAATGACAATTTAGACAGTGATACAAGAAAATTTTCAGAGGAAAAACTACATAAATTCATAGAAAAAAATAAAAACACACCAATCATGTTTATCTGTGATAATAACGAAAAAAGACAGGAAATAAAAAATAAATACAATAACATTCTTATCACAACTTCAGAAATAGGACACACCGGGTTATACAACACACCTGATAAACATGTATTAGACGCTGTTACAGAATTTTATATTTTAGCAAAGTCGAAGTTAATTTATGGAGCGTCAAATTCCGGGTTTTCTATTATTGCATCTAAGTTTAAGAATACCAAATTTATTAGAGGCTTTGAGTGGCACGAATATCGCATATAAATGTAACAACACTACTTAAAGATAAAATGTATTATATATTATAATGGAACACTTTCCAATTAAATCATTTATAGCATATGTTTTAATTTGGTCGGGGTGGTTATTTTCACACAGAGCCATGTTAAATCATCAAGAATATCTTATAAAACTAGACGATCTCCTCTATAATAATTGCACTTCAACAACAGAATTCCCATTTGGTCCTCGAGAATTTTCCGATTATAACATGGTATAAATTACAAATAAAACATATACATATATTAAATAAAAATTGCAGGTTCTAAAAAAGCTATACCATTCTCCCCCATGTACAAAAATGGCAAGCTCTTGCTACGTTTTTACATCTGGTTGTCCGACCGACAAAAAAGAAATAAGTAGTTAATACAATAAATAAAAGGGGCACTAGCTCAGTTGGCAGAGCGCAGGACTTTTAATCCTGTGGTCATGGGTTCGATCCCCATGTGCCCTAGTACCCTTTTATTTATTTAATATGTTACATATAGTATAACAATGGTTAAAGGTTTGAAATATTCTAGAGTAGAAAAAAGTAACTTCATAGATTGCGGCAAACCCTGGAACACTTCATCTGGTGTATGCGGCACGAGAGGAGGAGGAAGAACGTGCACCCTCGCAACACCGACGCTAGCACGCTGGGGAACTGAGTCCGGACTCAGTGTCGGTGCCCTAATTACAAGTGGTATAAAAGCAGGATACGAGACTATTACCGAAGAAGCACGACAGACTTATTTCAATGAAACAGATTACATGATGATTGAATCCCGACAGTCAATAAACAATGGAGTTACTATTTACTACTCTTATGATCGCGAAATAAAATTACCGACCCCAATGTTTGAAGGAAAACCTTTAAATTATAGAATCGAAAGTGCTTACAATAGAGACGCATTTTTAATACAATGGTTTCAAAAACATCTAGAACCGGCTGTAGACGGTGATGATCTAGGTTGTCCTATTTCTCCCTTATTTAAAATAGAATGGACCCAGGCGCCCACTCTACCACCATCAGAACCCACTGGAGACAATGAAGCTGACGCTGACGCTGACAATGAAGCTGACGCTGACGCTGACAATGAAGCTGACACAGTATCCAGTTCGACTACCCCTGTAGTTGTAACTGTAGACGAAGACCCCGAAGTGGGGACAGTAACTCGCACCGTTCGACCCGTCATCGCCAGTATGCCCGGGTCGGATGACCAGGAAAAAAAGAAAACGGTTATACCATTTTATAAAAATTGGAAAATAATGGTCCCAATTATTATTATGTTAATTATTATATTAATGGTTGTTATTATGGTTATGAAAAAAAAGCCTAAACCTTTACAGGTTACGCAATGGGGTAGGAGATATTAAACCTGGTTACAAAATAGTTAGTAACGCAGTGTTTTTACGGCCACTAAGCCGTAAAAACTTTAATTTTCCTTCCCTCGGGCAAGGTCTTTAATTTAATTTGGTCAGGATATACCAGTCAACGCTTGCGGCATCAACTCTTGTGCAAAGATCTGGTGCGTCCGATGTAAGGTTTAGCTCACAAGGTACCCATGGTTACTCATTGGCATTGCAACCAAATAATGCCTCCCGATGTGGGTGCATTCTAGCATCGAGAACGGCAGAAAGGAACCGTCCAAGAAAAAACCGGGCTAAGGTTTGCTGGTAGCGTCCCACCAAGCACCCGAGTACCTCCTTTATACATCGTCTTCACTTTGCATCCCGCGTCCAGACTTTAGGTGCCGACTTCATGGCGGCACTTCCGGTCCGGAACTAAACTTGTTTGTAATTTAAACGGTGTGGCTGTTCGTTAGCCCATCGTCGTATACTTGATACTCATACATAATAATATTTCTTAATACTTGTAATTTTTTGTAAAATAATATTGCATTATATTAATGATAGGTGGTATAATATTTTTATTAATTATTTATGCATGTCTAGTTGGCGGGTATTATATATATAAAAGAGAAAAAACCGATATTTCCGGTTGCCCCCACGATCCGGTGTGCACCAGTCACGGAGGTGCGGCGAAAAAGGATTGTAAGTTTGTATACATTGTTCTCATAATGGATGCCATGAAATCACTAGTAATTTCGAGTCCAAGTTTTGCTAAGGCCTACAGTGAGAGTACAAATGGGATAGATCCTGCATCTCTCAAGGAACTAATGGATTATGATACCAGGTTTGACGTCGGGGGAATTTATTCTCTTGAGAAACTTCACGAGGAGCGCGCTAAAAATTATCCAACCGAACAGACCAAGGAGAGCAAGGCATCGCTAGAAACTTGGCAACGGAATAATTGTATCTCTGTTCTTAAATCTAAAACGAAATTTAAAACAAATTGGTTATATTTTGGCGACGGATTTTAATTCTAATGTTGATGGGTCTTTACTCATTTGATTATACGGGCAACCCCCTTTTATAAACTGCCTCATTGGGATTATTTTAGTTTTAACCCGGGGACTACAACCTATGAATGTACTCATCATATATAGAAATGAACCAAAACCGATAAGATTGATTAGCATACGCACCCTGTTAAATTTAAGTGCGCGCCTCATTAAACTCCTAAGAGTTTCATATTATACATGCAATATATTTTAGTTTTAAGTGTTTTGTATATATTTCACGATATCCACTGATACGAAGTTATATTATACATGTAAGAATGGAAGGACATCATGCGAATAGCCATATATGGCCGGTTACCTAATGTCCACGGTCTGTCCCCCGGGTATAAGGCGTTCGCCACTGCAATGGGGTGCAACGCTGATGCGAAGGCCGTTTTCCTCCAGTAATAACCCCTATAGAATTTCTGGATGAAAATGCTAGCCCTCATCTTAACCAGGTATACAGTGATCGCTGCGCGAATGCACGCAGCGTACCTGATGTAAGGACTAAAATCAAGAACACCGGCGGTTAGGGACGTAGGTGAGAACAGGAGCACCAGAGCGGCCTTATCGGCTAGTGAAGGCACCATCTGGGTTTGATACCCAGCCTTAAGAACTCCGAAGAGTTTACTGAGTAACAATTGAATTATGAAGTGATTATAGTAAAGGTTACAATAAAGCTCATGATTAGAAGTAGAACTAGGGTAAGGGTGGCTGCTGCAGCAATCATCATGTTATTTACTCAGCCTTAAGAACTCCGAAGAGTTTACTGAGTTCATTTAATTAATAAGTCTAGTTGTTGTCTCTCCTCCAGCTGCTCTTCTTATTACTCCTCGTAACAACTTTCCACTCCTTATCGGTATCTTCTACCGGCGCAATGATCTTTCCAAATACAAAAGTTGGAAGGGGCTCATCATCTGCATAATCTGCCCACCGCCTATCTTCAATCCTTGAGCTCCTCCGCAGCCTAGGTGGGGCTCCGGGGGGCTCAGGTGAATTGGACGCGGGCTGTCGGAGGGGGGTGATCATCGCCGTGAAGGGGGTCGTTATATCCTAAAATATCCCCAGGGGGCTAAATTTGGTGATTTTTAGCAATTTTAGGGC